TTAATTGATTTCCTGTTGTTGGAGTTCTATAATTTTTTTGTTAATTGTTTCTTTCTTTTGAACTCCAAGATGTTGATATATCGCTTTTAAAACCTTAATATCGTGTCCCAGTCGCTCGGCTGCTAAATGATCTAGTACATCATTTTCATAAAGCCAAGTGGCATGATAATGCCGGAGGAAGTGCAATCTTGTCTTCGGTATTTTTTTGTCTTTTACGAGTTTGGCTAGATAACTGGTATAGGAATCTGGACGCATCGGAAAGATAAGCTTTTCTTCCTTGTTTTTTATCTCAGTGATTTCAATAACTTTTCGCTCTTTCTTGGTGAGCGTAAACCCATTCTTAATTACATCGTTTATCAGATTCATAAGATAAGGGGGGGCGGCAACGGTTCTAAGTCCATTTTCTGACTTAGTAGTTTTAATTTCATATTTACCTTGATCATTAATGACATATGCTTCATCAATTCTGATCGTACAATTATCGAAATTCAAGTCGTTAGGTTTTAGCGCGAATATCTCTTCACGTCTCAATCCACACCAACCGGCTAGAAGAATAATTGGTTCATCTCTGGTACCCTTGACTGCGCTATGGATCGCTCGGAATTTTTCAGTTGTTGGGACATCAGAATAATCAACTTTTTCCTCCTTTGGCAACTTGACGTCTTTCATTGGATTTCGATTCTTTAGCGCATCGTATAATATTGGCCTTAAACAAGACATTACTCTTCGTGCGCTAGTGGAAGACATTTTTCCCAGGAGTTCGTTTTGCAATTTTTTGATGTGAATTTCTCTCAGATCCTTGAATTTCATTTGCTTAAAGAACGGGCGAAAATGATTTTTCAAATATCCCTTATACAAAACAATAACGCTTGGGCTATATTGCTTGTTATGGATATCGATCCAATTTTTAATCCATTCGGCAATTCTAATGTTATCAACTTGAGATAATGACCCATCAATTAATTGCTGCTCAATCTCCCTGGCTGCGGCCTTGCATTCTTTCATCGTGGACTTAGTAACGTACTTGAAAAGTTGCTTGCCATCATCATCCCTTCCCACATAGATTGTAGCCTGATACGATCCGTTTGGGCGTTTTTTTATGCTTGCCATTTACATTGTCACTTTCCTTTGCTCAATTTCTGAAACGGCTTGCTTGCATTCTCTTAAAGAGTCTCGAGTAAGATATTTAGTTAATGTCTTTCCATTCTCATCCTTACCAATAACAATTCTTGCTTGCCACCTTCCATTTGATCTATGAGTAAAACTAGCCATATTATCTCACCTCCGATTGAAAACGAATTGCCTTACCCAATATAGAAACATCCTTCATATCCCTTTTGGAATATACTTGTTCGGGATAATTCGGATTCTCGGGTCGAAGTATTATACTGCTATTGATCTTATAGACTCGCTTAAGAGTTGCTTCTCCATCTATCATCACGGCAGCAATCTCGCCCGTTTCAACTTCCGATTGCTGCCTAATAAAAACAATATCTCCGTCCAAGATCCTTGCCCCCGTCATACTATCGCCTTTAACACGAAGGCAAAAATCAACATTAATGTCTTCTGGAACGAATTCAAATCCTTCGATATTTTGTTGAGCTAAAATTGGTATTCCTGCAGCTATAGTTCCAACCAAAGGGACACGTTTAAATGTCCTGGTTGACTTGTCAGTTTCCAAGTATTTATCTACATCACATCCCATTAACCAAGTTGGGTTAACCCTGTATTTTGTGGATATAGCATCAATGGTAAGAATCTTAGGTTTCATACTTCCTGATGTATATCGACTAATGGCACTTGGACTAAGGTGTAAATACTCGGCTAGACTGTATATTGTGTCGTTATTTTCGGTCATTAGCTTTATCAATCGCTCCGCAAATTTCTCTTGATCGAAGGCCTTGTTATTCATGACACTCCCCATCCATAATGTTATTTCCTTAACGTACATTATATGCAACTGTGTTGATTTTATCAACATTAATATAATATTTTTTATTATATATATTGATAAAATGGTTGACACGCTCAACATAAAGATTTATAGTATTTCCAAGAGGTTGAGTAACTAAACATTATACTCATTAGGGGGTGAATTTATGACAAAAAAGAAACAACAAAAATATTTGGAATTGTCGGCCCTTAAGGGTTTGATTCGCGAGAAGAAATCCTCATACGATAAACTTAGTACCGAGTTAGGTATTACAACTAATAATTTCTGCGACAAAATCAATGGGTTTCAATTATTTGATGTAAAAGAAGTAGACACTCTTTCCGATCTACTTGACATTAAACAAACTGAATTAAACCGATATTTTTTTCCTCATAAGTTGAGTGGCTCAACATTGAAAGAGTACTTATCAAAGAAAAAAGTTGTGTAAGTTAACATAGTTAATGGGATCTGAAACGGTCCAATCTAAGCAAGGCGTTTAGGTTTATCGAGAGTAGGAGAACAGGTAGTTTGCGAAAACCTTGGTATTCCATTAAGGGAGGTGGAAACTATAAAAGCAAATGATTTTCGAATTGACCTTGGAAAGCGCTTAAGAGGTCTTAGATTAGCAAAGGGTTTAAAACAAGATGAGTTGGCTGAGAAAATCAGTATTGCGCGTGGTTCTATCGGTAACTATGAGACCGGGGCGCGTACTCCGGATGCAGAAATATTACTGAAATTTGCAGACTTCTTTGATGTTTCAGCAGACTATCTTTTAGGTATAAGAGAGGATCAGAAAGAACGGGAGTTTGACAAACGATTATCATCTTTAGAAAAAGAAATAGCCGAACTGAAAGGGCAAGTTTCAGTTCGGCATGAAGCTGACATTGATGAGTTAATCAAAAATATTACCGCTAAAATTAACCGGTCTACTCAACAACTTTAAGATTTTTAAGTTCTTCCCAAATTAATCTGTTATTTTCCTCCAAAAAGTCACGACATACATTAGAGGCTATTAAAGCTATTGAATTAACCATATTTTGTGGGCCGGTTTCTTCTCCAACATTTTGACGTACCTTAGCTAAAATCGATTCCTGAACATCCTTGAGGTTGATATCAAATCCCATATCTAACACCTCCTCTCTTCTGAATTTGGAAGTCTGGACAACAACCATTTCGACATAAGGGTGGAGAATCCTGTAAATATTTTCAAGGAGGTGATGCCATGTCATACACGATCATCCAGAAGCGGGGCTACGTCGAACTCTGGATTGATGGAGAATTTGCCGGGTGTTTTGACTCCGAGGAAGAGGCAAAAGCGGAACTAAACGTGGCATGAGAAAGGGGCGAGATTATTGCTAAGAACAATACTTGAATCAACCCTGGGAACTCTAACCGACTCGGAATTCCGTCTTATCCTTGAACTAGCGTCCTCTGACATAAGAATCAACCGCTCCATCTTTGGCAAGAGGACAAGCCTTCGTGAAGCGGTTGATATCGCGGAGCGGTGTTATTTAGCCCTCCAGAGAGGAAAAATCGCTTGATACCTTCTTGATTCAAGGACATATCAATGTTTACACCCTAACGAGGGAGGTGAAGTCATGAAAACGCTCCGCCAATTACTCCTTAGGTCCGACCGCATTAAACGCATAGTTTCCGATTATCAATGGAGGAAAAAGAAGCAGCGGCATCATCAACGCTGGCAGATGTTATTGCGTTCTGGCGGCAGGCTGCGGTAGAAAGGAATGAGCGCTTTGACCAATACCCTGCATCGCTTTTCCGGAAAATAAAAAAGAGCCGTAAAACGGCTCCACAAGAAAATTAATCAAGACTATTGTACCTTTTATTCTCCCCAGTGACAAGAAAGGGGTTGAAAAGAGTTGTATGCGCTTTCCTGCACAGAAACTGTAAGACTAAACTATTATGCCCTTGTAGTTTCTATCTTCGGAAACTGTATGCCGGAAACAGCTTTCGAAAAAATTCAAAGCGACAGGCCAAGTAAAGTTCGCAATAAGATTACTGATGATGACATTCAAGATATGGCAAAACTTCGAGAGAAAGGATTATCTCTTAAGGACATCGGCGAGATCTATGGCATAGACCAAACGGTTATCTGCCGGAAATTAAAGGCGATTGCTACGCAGGGAGTGTGATTCTTATGTTAATCCCAACCTGTGTGTGCGGTAGAGCCATGGAATTCGAACCTGGTAAAACAAGGTCATTTTGTAAGGCTCCTGGCTGCGGTGTGGTTCTCGAAAAATGCCCAGAGGGATATTGGGCTTACGGAAAAACCAGACTTGCCTTCACTCCTATTTTGCCGAAACTAAAAGTGAAAAAAGGGGTTAAATCTAGGGCTGAAAAGTATCGCAATTATCCTAAGAGTCGACGGAAGAAAAAGGGTCATTCAAGACATAAATAATTTCCTCAAACCCAAAATTAAAAATGGAAAGAAGGATTTTTATGAACACGACTGTAATTTTCGATAACTCCGGAAAACCGGGTATGATGGTGCGAGTGCCAAAGTTTAAATATTCTGATGTTATTTCTGGAGGCAGAGAAGTTACCTGTTCGGCATTTATTATCGATGGGGTTGAAGTGCCGGAGATCTTCATTTCAAAATTCCAGAACATTATCGTAAACGGCAAAGCGTATAGCCTACCCTTTCAGAAACCAACTGTCAGCTTAACCTTTGATCAAGCCAAGGAGGCCTGTGAGTCTAAGGGCAAAGGATGGCACCTTATAACAAATGCCGAATGGGCTGCGATCGCATTGTGGTGCAAGAAAAACGGTACGCTTCCTCGCGGCAACAATTACGGAGGATCGGATTATTCCCATCGAGACGAGAAAGGCATTTGCTTTGACGATTGTAAGGTTCTCACAGGGAGCGGCCCAGATACTTGGTCCCATGACCACACACCGGATGGAATCTTTGACCTGAACGGAAACGTCTGGGAATGGGTCGGTGGCTTAAGGCTTTTAGACGGTGAAATCCAAATAATACCTGACAACAATGCCGCCAAACATATAGACCAGTCGAAAACGAGCCATGAATGGCAGCCTATAAAAGTAGATGGAAAAACGTTTAAATACACCGAGGATGAAAACGGATTAAAGGTCACCACAGAAAAACCAGAGGGCTGGAATGGATGCAAGTTTTCCAACCTGGGAGCAGATGTTGAAATACCGGATGTATTAAAGGAACTTGCTTTGTACCCCTCGGACAACGCTGACCTGACAGAATATATCTTCGCCGATGCCGATGGCGAACGCCTCCCGTATCGTGGCGGCAACTGGGGCTACGGCTCCAGCGCTGGCGTGTTCTCTTTGTTCCTGTACAACCCCCGGTCGATCGTGAACACGAACATCGGGTTTCGCTCCGCTTTTGTCCAGATCCCTGAAATCTAATAACCTGTAATCTGATGGGCGCTCGATAGAGCGCCTTACTCTAAAAGTTCTTAAACGGAGGTCGAGTTACATGGAGGAAAGTATTCATCCTCCCCTCTATCACGAATTGAGAAAGTGGGCAATTGAAGAAATGCGATCAGGAAACGAGGAGAAAGCTTTTAGAATCGCTGACGCAAGTCTTCTTGTAAGCCTTCGTTATTGGAAGTGGCTTGGTAGCCGAGGGAGGCGGAGAAGAAATGGCTAAGACAAGTATTGAATGGACGGATACTGTTTGGAACCCGGTTACGGGCTGCACCAAAGTATCTGAAGGTTGCCGTAATTGTTACGCCGAGAGAATGAGCAAACGTCTAGCCGGGCGTTGTGGGTACCCAGCAGATAATCCTTTTAGAGTGGTCCTTCATCCCGAGAAGCTAGATGAACCATCGAAGTGGAAGAAACCCAGAAGAATATTTGTAAATTCCATGAGCGATTTGTTTCACGAGGATGTGCCGTTCGAATTTATTAGGGCAGTATGGGCACGAATGGTCACTCTTCCCCAACATACCTTTATGATTTTGACTAAAAGGCCTGAAAGAATGTTGGAGTTCTTTATTTGGATGGATAGTCAGGAATTTAGGGTTGAAACATTTCGTTCCAATGTCTGGCTTGGTGTTTCGGCAGAGAACCAAGGTGCAGCGAATAAAAGAATTCCTCTTCTACTACGGGCTCCCGTACTTGTTAGGTTTGTTAGCTGTGAACCATTATTAGGACCGATTAATTTGGAACGGATAGAACCAATGGGAGTCGATGCCTTCATTCACTCATTATCAGGTACCGTGTCAGTTCCCTTTACCATACTAGATAACAGGCCAAAACTAGACTGGGTTATTGCGGGTGGAGAATCAGGTCCTGGAGCGCGACCAATGCATCCTGATTGGGCAAGCGGGCTAAGGGATCAATGCCAAGCAGCTGGCATACCGTATTTCTTTAAACAATGGGGAGAGTGGAAAACTTTCTATGACCGTGATCAAGATGATCCCGATTGGCAGAACATACCCGAGGAAAAACCAAATATTCGTCGCTTGAATTTTGCTGGAGGACATGGATTTCACGGAGACAGAGTTGTCTATTTAAAAAAGGTCGGAAAGAAAAAAGCTGGCCGCGAATTAGATGGCCGGACGTGGAACGAAATACCCAAACTTTGAGGAAAGGAGCTAATAGATCATGCTGACAAAAGCCATTGAAAAGCTGCAGTCGGAAATGACTAAAAACAACAATAACTCTTATATCCAAGTTGTTGGTTCATTCCTACTTCAGCATTTGAACGATAACCCAACCGATGCGGAAAAGATAATAAACACGGATAAGACCGTAGCCAAAAGCCTCGAGGAAATGCGCAAGGTGGCCGAAAAGAAAAAGAACGGAAACTGTGCAGTGCTCACGGATCAGGAAGGCTTCGAGGTTGTTTTGAAATACTTCGGAATTGATGCAAAGCCTACCGTAATCGTTACTAAACCCGCTCAAAACGTTACGGAAAAGCCTAAAAGTGTTACAGCGGCTGCCGATTTCGATATCAAGCTTGAGGATTTGCTATAGGAGGTGGTAAAGGTGCTAATAGCGGAATTAGTAATACCTCAAATGTTTTCCTCCTATGCTGAAGACTTAGACTACCTGAAAAATGGATTACATCATTTTCAATATTTCTGCGAAGAATGCGATCAGGTCTTTAGTTCAGCTTGGGGAAAAATACCCGGAAGTATGAGTTGGTATGAACGTGGTAATTACTTCACTTGCCCATCTTGTGGCCATCACCATCAAAAGAATGTAGTTTACCTCAAGCGCAGCGAGCGAGCACCGAACAAAATACGTCTATCCGTGAAGGAATTTAAAAAAATAGTCACGTTCGAGGTATCAAGTAAAACAGTCTATTTTAGTGACTATTTACACCTCCATGAGGGGGATCATAAAGAAGTTTTTAGGTTTGATATCGCTAAGCAGAGGGCAACACTTGTGATTAATAAAGACGACCCAATTGAACTCGGTAATCCTTTTAAGTCTGAAATATTTGATAGTATTCTAAAGTTCTTTTTACCCTGCAGTCTTGCCAATACAAATCAAAAGAAAGAACTAAATAATATCCTAAAAGTCCTGAGAACGACCATCCAAAACAAGCTTGAAAAGCACCTTGGTTATAAAATTCCATCCATGTATGTCAGCCCTGGGCAATTCCACGGAACCTTTTTACTCCCACTCTTAAACATTGCCTATCGATCAGCCTGCCCAGATGCCCCAAACTTGCCCGTTGAGTACCGTGAGCCAACTCAAAATATCGAGGGTTTCTGGAAGAAAAAAATGCTCACTGGTGACACATTTAATACTTACTTTATGGACAACGTCTTATCGTTAACACGTCAGAAGAAAAACATGGTTACAGCTTTGATAATAGCTTCAGGTCTCCCAAATCTCCCTTCTGTTCGGCGATCACTCAATGAAGACCCGTTTAATATAAACATTCTGGCCAAGTCATTTGAGATTTGTGAAAACCATGATTATGCCATGCGATTATTCGAGTCCCTTAGAAACATTGGCAATGATACTCGAGTCCGGTTTGTTTTAAGTAGCGACTTAACCAATTTCCTTAAGGAAATGAAACCTATTTATCAAGAAACAGGAATTGTACGCATGGTTGAAAACTGCGTAGAGATGGAGCTGTGGGATTGCATCAATTTATACCAGCAATTAAACAAGGAAAATCGGGAAGCCTTAATGGCTGAATCCGTGAGACTCCGGGAACTTCATAACTGGATGTCACTGAGGCACAAAAAGCAAACCCATAAGAATCTTACGTTTAATGTACCGGATCACATCATTAAGCGCCTGTCGATGCAAAAGGAGCGGTTAAAGTTCTTTATGCCTAAGGAATCGATGGAGCTGCTAGAAGCCGGACATAAATTGCATAACTGCGTTGCTTCCTATGGGCAAGCCATGAAAGACAACTCTAAATGGATTGTTTTGGTGGCCGACGATAAGGGGAAGCTGGCCGCTTGCCTTGAGATTAAGGATAATCAATTAGTTCAAGCCAAGATCGACAGAAATGCTTCTGTCAGGACTGATTCCAAGCTTAACAGCGAGATTTTAGCCTGGGCAAAAGAGTCCGGTCTCAAGATTGAAACTCAAGATGTAAAGGTACCCGACAAGAAAAAGTCAGAAAAAACAGGTCTTGTCACCATACCAGCCTAAGAAGGAGGAAATTCCATGAACGAACTTTCCCTCGAGAGATCACCATCTATCATTGCAGCTGAGATCAACAGCATTAAAGAACAGACTCGAAAGATGGTTCTCTTTAACAGTATTGAAATTGGACGACGCCTAGTTGAAGCCAAAACTATGATTGGTCATGGTGAATGGGGAGAATGGCTCGAAAAGTCCGTCGACTACTCCCAGAGAACCGCCAGTAACTTGATGAGAATCTTCGAAGAGTATGGGTCCAACCAAATTACTTTCTTCTGCGACAACGCAAAATCGCAAGCGCTTGCCAATTTGAGTTATACGCAGGCCGTTGCACTCCTGGGGATCCCTCCGGAAGATCGAGAAGCGTTCATAGAGGAGCATAACATTGACGACATGTCTACTCGTGAACTGCAGCAAGCCATTAAAGAAAAGCAAGAGCTGGAGGAAAGGCTTAGAGAGGTTGAGTCTAACTGGATCAAGGATAGAAGCAATGCCGAAAGCTCAAAACGCATCGCTGATGAAAAGGCCGAGGAAGTCAGAGAATTACTCGAGGAAAAACAAAGTCTTAAATCTGATGTTAAAACCCTTCAAGAAACCCTCGAGAAAGAGCGACGGCATTCAAAGGACGAGGCAGAACGCTTGGCCGGGCTACTTCAAGAGGCTAAGGATAGCGGCGCTTCTGATGAAATGGTAAGTCGCCTACAGGCTGAGCTTAAAGAGGCCAGGAACTTAGTTGATAAACTGACAAAGGAACTGGATGAACCGGTTGAAGTAACAGCTGCCGAGGTCATTGAAAAGGTCCCTGAAGACGTAGAGCGTGAGCTCGAGGAACTAAGGGAGAGAAACAAAGAACTCGAAGCTAAGGCATCCCAGCCGATCGGCACCGCTCCTATTAGGTTTAAACTTCATTTCGATTCCTTAGTAAAGGGATTTGGGGACTTGCTAAGGACTCTGGAGGAAATCGATGCTGGTGAGCATGATAAATACAAGAACGCTGTAAAAGGGCTGCTAGGTAAAATGTCGGAGCGGTTGTGATGATTCAAGTGAGGTGTAAAAATGGCCAGAGCAAGAAATATAAAACCGAGTTTCTTCGCTAACGATCAACTAGGAGAGCTTCCCCCTCTGGCCCGTCTCCTATTTATAGGATTATGGGGATTAGCTGATCGCAGAGGCAAGCTAGAAGATCGACCCAAGCGAATAAAAGCGGAAGTTCTGCCTTATGATGACTGCGATGTCAATGAACTTTTGAACTTATTAGAACCTGAATTCATAGTCCGTTATACAGTTGATGGTATTTCGTGCATTCAGATCGTAAACTTCTTAAAACATCAGAAACCCCATCCGAAAGAAGCGGAGTCCAATCTTCCTAATATGCCTGAAGATAACCAAGCCGTAACTAGGTGTGAACAAGCCGCGAAAATAAACGGCAAGGACATACCTAAAAATTTAGAGACACAAACCAGCAATTTAAATGTTAGTACGAGCCCGGCTGAATCCCTCTTATTGAATGTTGAATCCCCTATCATGAATGATGATTGTTGTTTGCCTCAAAACGAATCCGCGGACGAGAACAACAACGCCACGGAAAAAAGTGAGAATACAGAGCCAAACGAAGGAAACATGGCCGTAGGAACTAGAGCTCTTATCTGGGCTGAGAAGAATTGGGGACGTATGCTTTCTCCTGGGGAGTCTAGAGAAATCATGACCTGGTGTGATGAGTTCTCGACTCGAGGTAGCCAGCATCCTGATGATTTAGTGGTCGAGGCGCTGAAGCAGTGTGATTATGCTAGCGTCCGCAATATGAAATATCTTCGAGCGGTATTGACGGACTGGAGAGAAGCTGGGGTCTTATCAGTATCTCAAGTTGAAGCCCGTGAAGCGGAGCGTAAAAGCCAAAAAGAACACAAGCGTAACAAGGATCCGGGGAACATGCCTTCAGGATCGCCACGGGTGCCATCAGACAAGTACGAGAAATTTTATTTGTGAGGTGAAAAACCATGGCCAACCACAAAGGCAGATCTTACGGAACTGTCCTAATCGACAACCTAGTTCGTGATAAAACCAAAACTGAAGCATCACCGTGTGTTCGCTATTTTGTGGACAAGGACGGAAATCCCATAACCCAACCCGAGGAATATGTTCCTGAACGTTCTCCAATTATGAACCACCAAGATTATTGGAAGGCGGCGGAGAGTTTGAAAGGTAATAAAAACGCAGTGATTAATAAGCCAACAAAAGAGCAGTTAGCAGAAGATATCAAAACCATGGGCAATGAAGAAATTGCCAAAAAGTACAACATGGGTAGATCGACTATCGCGCGTTATCTTTGCGATTATGGACTAAAACGGGATGAAGAATATCACAAAAACCTCGCAGAGAAGAAAAACGAGGCTGATAATCAATTGGAGCATATTCCTGAGAGTGATTGTGCTAAAGATGGTAAGCGGAACGATCATGAGGAAAATTTGGGCGGGCAAAAAGAGATAACATCAGTGACATTCTGCAGGGAATGCGGAGAGCTAATTGTTCCGCCAACAGAAAATTGTTTATGCCCGGAATGCTCCAGCGAAAATGCAGCTTTGGATGAAGATGTTAATAAAATTGAAGCTGTTTACGAAAGTTCTGACAACATTGAATCCATGTGGAAGGTTGTCGAGAGTGACTTGAATATACTTCTTGGATTGTACATGGAGAAGGCCGAGAAAGAGTTTGAGGCGCGAAAAGCTCAGATGTTTGGAGGAGCAAGGTTGTGTTAAACAGAGTCGTATTAATTGGCCGCCTAACGAAAGATCCCGAATTACGATACACTCCATCCGGAGTTGCCGTATCAAATTTTACTCTGGCCATTGATCGTAATTTTAAAAATTCCCAAGGAGAGCGCGAAACAGATTTTATCCCATGCGTTGCCTATCGGCAGCTTGGAGAGTTGTGTGCGAATCACCTAGCTAAAGGAAAACTAGCGGCAGTAGACGGTAGGATTCAGATCCGCTCATATACCGCTCAAGACGGACAACGTCGATGGGTGACCGAGGTAATTGCAGAGAACGTGCGGTTCCTAAGCCCGAAAGAAGGACAAGCGGGTGGGTCAACCACATCGTCTGATTATCCTTATGGACATGAAGTTAATTTAAACGATGATATCCCCTTTTGATTTCGAGAAAGAGAGGAAGCGCTGATGATGTTTGGATTTGGTTTATTCCTTGGCGGGTTTATTGGGACGCTTGTTGGGATAGTGACCTGCTCGTTAATGGTGATGGCTAAAGATGCGGATGAGAGGATGGGAATTGATGAATAAATCCAAGAAACAATTGGTCTATATCTGCAGCCCTCTTCGCGGAGACATAGAGCGGAATATCATCAAGGCTCAAGGATACTGCCGCGATGCCATTAATTATAATGTCGTGCCTATCGCACCGCATGTTTATTTTACTCAATTTCTAAACGATCTCATTCCCAAAGAACGCGAAATAGGGATGGAACTTGGCATTGAACTATTAAAGAAGTGCGACGAAGTATGGGTATTCGGCCTCCAGAACCCGAGCGAAGGTATGAAGGCCGAGATCGAGCTTGCCAATGAATTAGGAATACCTGTTCGGGATATTGCGGACATCGTTTTTGAGCGGTCGCAGAATCTCGACCTTCCTGGGGAGTGAGTTAAGTGAATATAGACCCGCGCAAGAACGCTGAGTTTTACCATGATCCAACTGCTTATGAAGCCATAAAGCGTTGTAAGGATCCAAAAAGGCAGCTCCAGGGCAAGCGGTCAAAGGTTGTTGGTGAATACTTTGAGAATCTTATTTCTGCGGCTTGTGATTTTTATAATGAGCAAGGATTAGCTCGTATAGAAAAAACTCCAGAACCCATGAAGGTCTTAAGGCCAATAGTGAAGCAGCCGGGGAGATTTATCGCTTGCTTTGAAAAAGCAGCTCAACCGGATTACAAAGGAACCGTTAAAGGTGGCAGGGCAATTGTCTTTGAGGCAAAACATACGGATCACGATCGTATTGAGCGGAGCCGGTTAACCCAGGAACAACTCGAGGGGTTAGAAAAGCATTATCGATTAGGAGCATTAGCGTTTGTCTTGGTTTCTTTTGAATTTAAAGACTACTTCAGAATCCCCTGGGATATTTGGAGAGATATGAAAGAAATTTATGGACGCAAATATGTTAAGGCTGAAGAACTTGAAAACTATCGAGTTAAGGCAACAAGCCAAATGATATTGCTTCTGAGCGGAATTGCCTAAAGGAGCCGACATGAGGATAGATACCTACTATCAATGCCCGGTATGTCAAAAGGCATGGGAGACTGAAAGTAAAGCGATTATTTGCAGGAATCAGCATCCAGCAATTAAAAAGCAATGGTATACATGCGGAGTTTGTGGTGCGGGATGGAACCCTGATGCTCACTGGGGCGAAAAAGGAGCTGCGAAACAAGCAAGGACTTGTGAGCAAAAGCACCAAAAAAAAGGAGAAGTCGAAGAGGTAAGCAGGCAGACATTCTTTTTGAGCGGAGGTTTACAAGGTAAATATTATCCCTAAAAGAGGAGGATGGTTAATTGAGAGCGTTAACATTATGGCAGCCTTGGGCATCCTTAATGGCCGAGAAGCATAAGAAGATCGAGACACGAGGCTGGAGTACGAAGATACGAGGAGAAGTGGCTATTCACGCTGCCAGGAAGCCAGTCATTGAGACGATGAAACTTATGGCTCCCAAAACTTTAAGAACTATTAACAACCTCCTATTTCCTTTCGCCTTGGAGCGGCTGCCGGTTGGTTGTGTCCTGGCTACAGGTAATCTTGTCGATTGTAAATTGATCGACGATGCGTTTCTGGAGACCTTAAGTGAAAAGGAATTGCCGCTCGGGGATTACACGCTTGGCCGTTATGCCTGGATCTTTGAAGATATTCAATCTTTCCAATCGCCTTTTCCGGCCAAAGGAGCACAGGGATTCTGGGATTGGAAAAGACCAGCATGATTTCAAATTAGCAAGCGCTTGCCAATTTGAATCCTTAAGGAGGGAAATAATGAAACATTTATTGGTTCTAAACGGCCAATATTATTCCGGTGAAAATGCCGCTGAAAACAAGCTTGTTTTCAAAGAAGGCCGATCAAACGCCGTGGCCATCGATGAAAGACGGTTACGGTATCTCATACAAACAATTATTGGGTGGTTTATGTCCGGAGAGATCGAACTTAAAAGGATTGAGGTGCTGAAAGTTGTGTAATTGCCGCAATTGCAAAGGCAAAACTCAAACAGGGAGTTGCCAATGTAATAAGTGTACAGAAAAGAAGACATGTGGATATCCAAAGATCGATGAGTGCCGGTGGGAGCGGATCGGGGGTAAAAAATAGATGGCTAAAATTACAATTAACCTTACGGACGAACAAGAGAAGTTCCTGAAACTATTTTCTAAAAATCATTACCCTGGAGCCCATGACAATGTATGCACTCCTCAGCCAATTCACGTTGTTCAATCATATAATCCCAGCTATGTTCCTTTTGGTGAAGATACAGCAGAATATTACGACAGCGATGACCTACGGTTTTGTTGGGATAGTGAATATGGCATGTGGTTTAAAAGTGATATTGAGGCCATTAAAGGCTGGTATGATTATCATAATGAAGAGTGCCCAATTCCGATAGAGCCTTTTAGTCAACTTGAATTTGAAGAAATAGAAGATGTAACCGGCCAAGAGGTTCAAATTCTTGATTATAAGGATTACTTCAAGGCTTATGGAATAGAATGGATAGCTATGGCCTGGGAACTTGAAGATTGGAAAGATATTGCTTATTTCTTCATCCTTGAGGAAGCTAAACGCTATATGGATTATCAATCACATAACCTGAAAAAACCACGGACCTATACGCTTCATGGCGGTTACTCTAATAAAGGCGAATATCATCACTTCTGGCAATTGCTTTATGATATTGGGAAAGAACTCAATGATCAGATGTGTGTATACTCTTGTGGATAACTCTGTGGAAAACTTGTGTATTAAATATTGACAGATAGGAGACGGTCGGGACGGAAACGACAGAGAGAATTATTTTGCTTTGTGATGCCGATAAGCGCTTGGTATCTCCAATACTGAATGAGGCAACTAGATTCATAACGATCCGGGATTTTATCCTTGATTATATCGGATATCAATGGGGAGAAGCTTACAAAGAGGCCGTAGCCAACATCATGAATGCTATTACCCCAGGGCTTGAAAAGATAGCTAAACAACTTAAAGAGTTTTTGGAGAATTTCAAGGATATTATTACTAAGCCGAAATGGTACAGGTTCAATATGGATAATAACTATCGCAAGATTCACCGAATGCCTATGATCCGGAAGCTTAGACAAAGATGCCGATGGCGTCAGAGAGAAAGTCATAGAAAATTGGCAGAATTAAGCCCTGATAGTGATAGCACTGAGGGAGTGAGCGGTATTGAAATTGAATAATGAAGTTCTTAAAATAATTGAAACAGCCGTTAACAAAGCGGCCAAGGAGAGCGCCAAGGCAATCATGCAAGATCCGCCTGTCGAACGAAATTATTTTAGAGAAACGGAGATCCTGCTTTATAATTATCAAGCATTAAAATTAAAGGTCGAGCAGGACGAAGAATTCCTTTATGATCCGGAAGCCTCTGCCGCTCCACCAAGTGGCCGCTCAAAGGATATTGTTATATATTCGACCAGGAGCACCGGCAGCCATGGCCTAGATCTAGACAAATACACCCAGGGCGTTAAGTCGAGTATGATGCGAACCAGACAGGAAGTATTAAGGATTGATCGGGCGCTCGAGGTTATTAAGGGCGATAAGTATCATGACATAATTCCGATGAAATATTTTGATGGAATGACCATCGAAGATATTGCACTAAGCCTTGGATGCGATGAAAAAACCGTTAGAAGAAACAAAAGTCGAATGGTCAATAAACTTAAGATTATGCTTTTTGGAGCCGATGCATTAAGTGAAAATGTCCGATTTGTGCCCGAATGATGCCCGAAACCATGTCCTGTACAGTACCTTTTTAATGTGTTATGATTTCTACAATGCGAAAAATGTTTATTAAAAGCGTTCCGAAGGGGGCGCTTTTTCTATTTAAGGAGCGGCTTTATGCGATTAATAATCTTCTTAGCAATCATCCTTTTAGTCTTGGGAGCGGCTATTCGAAAACTTTATGTTTCGTTACGGAAAGGGGGAACACCTCTATGGTCAAGGTCGGGGAAGCTATTAGATGCAAACAACCGGAAGTATATCGGCAGCTTATGCTCACGTATACCTCCGAGGACAAGAAACAAGACATCGAGACCTCTTTTAGGGAGACTGAGAAGCTCATGCGTCATGATGCTTACGATCGTCGTCGCGGTGGCATTAGGCAAATAAGGCGCGGTTAACTTTGACGCAAATCAGACTCCTTTAAGTAGGTGTTGTATTTGGATGATCAATTATTATGCCAAAAGTGCATTATTAAATGTGGAGATTCTTGTGCAGCGCTAGAGGCGCTAACAAAGTTATATAAAGACTTAAGGACAGAAGAAAAATCAGAGATTATTAGAAATCTTAGAAAAGATCTTAGCCTTATTGATTACGAAGTTGCGGATGATTTAAAGACCATGGGCGAAAAGGTTATAAATGCCATGCCTGAGCTAAGCTTCATTAAGGAATATGGAGTAAGGATCGGCTATGTCCGCAGCTACGAAGCCAAGCGAGACAAAGGAAGGCAAGTTAATGCAAATTGCAGGAAGGTTAATGGTACATACACCGCTTACCTTCCTTTTGATTTTATCGTCACTTTCTTTGAACCTAATATTTATTACATGAGTGATAACCAAAAAAAGATTTTAATGCTTCACGAATTGAGGCATATTGGTATCGGCGAAAGAGGGTTAAGGCTTGAAAACCATGATGTAGAAGATTTCAAGAGCATCCTGGATAGATTCGGCATCGATTGGAGCGGCTTTGATCAAGAGGTGCCAGATATTTTATTGGCGGGTGGTGATAGTGTCAAAAAAACCAAGGGAAAAGGTAAGAAAAAGTAATGAATGGCAACCTCACGCGAAACAAATAAAAATGGCCGAACTGCTATTAGATCCCGAGGATAGGAGAACAAAAAAAGAGAAATGCGCAGAGGTAGGAATTACCCCTAAAACTCTTTGGAAATGGATGAATGACGCGAGGTACGTTGACTTTGTAAATAGCCAACTTGATCGATATACGAATGGTGAATTAGCCGAGGTATGGCGGGCATTAATCAATCAATGCAAGCGCGGAAATGTTCAAGCGATCAAATTATTTTTTGAAATGAAAGAACTACACCCAGATACAAAGGCGTGGTAACATCCATGGCGAACAGCAAGTGGCCGCAAGTCAAAGAAAAGTTAATGCTTATTGAAAAATGGGCACGGGACGGTTTGACTGAAGAACAAATAGCTAAAAACTTAAGAATTAGCAAAAGTACGATGAACGAGTACAAACAACGATATCCGGAGTTTTTGAATGCCCTAAAAAAGGGCAAAGAATTTGCAATAACCGAACTTGAAAACGCGTTATTTAAACGAGCGTTGGGCTACGATTATGAAGAGATCAAGACTTCTATTAGAATGGTCGATGGAAAAGAGACCAAGTTTACTGAGAAGACCAGAAAGCATATGCCACCAGATGTAGCAGCATGCAGTATTTTGCTAAAAAATAAAGATAAGGGCAACTGGTCGGATAACCCCATGAAAATTGAGATCGAGAGAGAATTATTAGAGCTTAGAAAGAAAATTGAAGAGGAGAAACTGTTTTGATTGTTCGTGATTTAGATATAAGCGGCATTAAGCCCTATAAAAATAACCCTCGAAAAAATGATCAAGCGGTCGATGTTGTGGCAAACTCCATTCGACAATTTGGCTTTAAGGTTCCTCTGGTAATTGATAAAGATAATGAAATTGTATGCGGTCATACAAGATACAAAGCCGCTATACAACTAGGGCTTAACACGGTACCGTGTATTATTGCCGACGATCTAACCGATGAGCAAATCAGAGCCTTCAGGTTAGCTGATAACAAAACTGCAGAACTTGCAGATTGGGATTTTGATTTACTCGGAGTTGAACTTGAAGAACTCGGAAAACTTGACCTGGATTTTTCGATGGCTGATTTTGGGTTTGAATTAAATCAATCCTCTGAAATTGAGGAAGATGAATTTGATGTTGATCAAGCGGTAGCCGATATTAAAGAACCCGTTACTCATCGTGGCGATATTTGGTCACTTGGAAAGCATCGGCTAATGTGTGGGGATTCCACTTCTAACGAAGATGTCTCTCGCCTAATGAGCGGCCAACAAGCGGATCTTATACTTACTGATCCTCCGTATAATGTTGATTATGAGGGAGCTACCAAGGATAAGCTTAAGATCCAAAACGACAAAATGACAGACGATCAGTTCTTACAGTTCTTAGTTGATGCCTTTACCCAAATGCATGAATATTCTAAGAAGGGAGCGGCTATCTATGTCTTTCATGCAGATAGCGAAGGTTATAACTTTAGATGTGCATTTAAGTTGGCCGGTTACTGCTTACGCCAATGCTTGATATGGGTAAAGAACTCAATGGTTCTTGGTCGACAGGATTATCAATGGCAGCATGAGCCGATTCTTTATGGATGGAAAGATGGAGCGGGCCATGCCTGGTATTCAGATCGGAAGCAAACTACTTTAATTAAGTTTGATAAGCCGCTCAGAAATGGTGAGCATCCGACCATGAAGCCGATTGGTTTATGCGGATACTTTATTGGAAATTCCAGTAAAGAAGATGACATTATCCTTGACCCGTTTGGAGGAAGCGGTTCCACACTAATAGCCTGTGAACAAACAAATCGGATTTGTTATTCACTAGAGCTTGATCCTAAATATTGTGACGTGATTGTTAAACGCTGGGAAGAGCTCACCGGAAAGAAAGCTGAGTTGTTGCATGGCTAAATATGCTATACTTAAAAGCTTTTATGCATCGGATAAGTGGCAAAGGTTTAGGGCCACTATTATTTCTGAGCGGGGTGCAGTGTGTGAATCGTGTGGTAAAATCATCGCTAATCCAAAAGAGTGCGAAGTAGACCATTGTCCAATAGAACTTACACCGGAGAATGTTAATGATGCAAACATCTCGCTTAATCCTGACAACGTAAAAGTACGAGATCATGATTGCCATAATAAGCGGCATCATCGTTTTGGATCTAAGCAAGGGCGAAGTATTTACATTGTTTATGGAGCGCCTTTATCAGGGAAGCATTCGTATGTACGCGAGAACATGCTTCGTGGTGATATCGTTATTGATATGGATAGACTCTATTCTTCCATATCAATGCTGCCTGCCTATGATAAGCCTGACAATCTCTTTGCCAATGTAATTGGCGCTCATAACTTACTTATTGATAACATCAAGACAAGGTTTGGCAAATGGAATGATGCCTGGATTATTGGCGGCTATGCAGATAAATTCAAGCGGGAGCGGCTTGCAGAGGACCTTGGAGCAGAACTTATCTTCTGTGACACCGAAAAGGATGAGTGTTTAAGGAGATTAGAAATGGATGAAGACAGACGCTATAGAAGGGATGAATGGAAAGGATATATTGAGAAATGGTTCAACGATTATTCACCTTAGGTATTATTTGCACCCCCCCACCAAGCCGTTTTGGGGGTCCCGAACGGGACCGCATAGGGGATATAGGAAAGGCACAGACCAAAAAAATTGAAAATCCTAAGAGGTTTTGGGAAATATGGATAAATTAGAATTACTTCAAAGAGAACGGGCTAAGTTGATCGAAATCTTCAAAGATGTTGAGCCCGGGAAAGCGCAATTGGTGTCAGGCCTCATAGATGATGCGGCCTTTCTTTATGCCGAAAATCGAGAGCTGCGTGAGCTGATGGCCGAAACCGGGATGATCAAAATTCACCCTCAATTCAGGGATCGCCAGAAACAAACGGAGGCAGCCAAACAGTTTCTTAAAAACGTTAATAGCTACGCAGTGATCATCAAAACCCTAAATGGCGTGTTGAGTAAAAATGTTCTTGAGCCTGACGATGGCTTAGATGAGTTTGAATAGAAGAGGTGAATGTAAATGCCAGAAAGGGTCGATGGGCTAACAGATCAAGAAGGAAAAGTAATGGATGCCCTTATTACTGCGTGGAATGAATTCGCAAAGCTGAAAGTCCAGCACCCATCGGATGTTCTTGATTTTCTAAGTTGCATTCACCAATGCCAGCAGATTATTGGCATGAGAATATTGCAAAGAGACTATCCGCAAGGATGGCCAGAAAAGAATTAGAGAACATGTTTAACGCGCTTAGCGACAGCTCAAATGGAATTCATTCTTTTCTCAAGGAATACATTGGTAAATGTAAATCAGGAGAAATTATCGTCGGCCATGAGCTCATACAGATGCTGGATATCCTTCAATCGCATTTTGGTAATCCGGATATTCGTTTCGAGCTTGAGGATCCCCATAAGCGAATTAAGTTTATCGAAACCCACTGTAAGCACTTCGAGGCACCATTTGCCGGAAAGCCTTTCATTTTGGAACTATTCCAGAAGGCTGTTGCTGAAGCGATTTATGGATTTAAAATCTTCGATGAAGAAGCAGGCCGCTGGATCCGGTTATACCAAGACATACTTTATGTCGTTGGACGGAAAAACGGTAAAACCCCCTTTGTCTCAGCTCTTATCTTAGCTGAGTTTTTTTGTGGGCCTAAAGGATGCAAAGTACTTTGCGCGAGCAATGACGATCAGCAAGCGGATTTGATGTTCCAGGCGATTAATTCCATGCGCGAGGAAAGCAAATCGTTAGAACGTAAGACTCGAAAGAATTTAACCGGCATTTATTTTGGTAATCCACGAAAGCCAATAAAAACTGGAAAGTTCAGTTATCAAAATAAAGGCAGTATCCGAAAGTTAACGGCTCGAACAGGATCTAAGGAAGGACGAAATATTGCTGTCGGTGCGGTTGACGAAGTTCATGAAATGAAAAACAACGAACTTGTTATGCCAATTCAGCAGGCTCTTTCAACTCAGGAAGAACCCCTTTATTTTGAACTCACAACAGAAGGATTCACGAATGACGGGTACCTGGACAAAAGAATGAAAGAAGCCAGAAGCGTCTTGGCCGGTGAAGCCGAACAACCACGTTGGCTTATCTGGATATATACACAAGACAACGAAGCAGAGGTTTGGCAGAATGAACAATCCTGGCACAAAAGTAATCCGGGACTTGGCGTTATCAAAAAGTGGAGTTATCTTCGCAAGTGGGTTGATTTGGCAAAAACTAATACTGAAACACGAGCCTTTGTGCTGGCTAAGGATTTTAATCTGAAGCAAAACACAGCTGCAGCATGGTTAATGGAAAACGAATATATGAACCTTGATATATTTAACCCGGAAGATTTTCGAGGACATTTCGGTATGGCTGGAGTTGACCTTGCTGAAACTACCGACTTGGCGAGCGCAAAGATCATGCTTATGCGTAAAGGCAGCGCTAAAAAATATTTCTTAAGCAAATATTTTATTCCCGAGGCCAAATTGAAGGCCAAGGAAAAAGACGAAGGGTCGGATTATCAAAAATGGGTAGCCGATGGCTTGGTTGAGGTCAGCCCTGGCAACGAGAACGATTTTAGCCTAATCACGAAATGGTTCATCCGCATTTACAAGCAGTTTGGGATTCGACCCTACAAGGTCGGCTATGATAATGCGCTGGCAAAATACTGGGCCAAAGAGATGGAAGACATGGGATTTGACTTAGAACGCATTCCCCAGGAACGTCATCACATGTCGAGCCCGATGAAACTCTTGGGGCAAGATCTAAGAGGCGGCCTGGTTAATTATAATGCCAACCCAGTCGATATGTGGTGCTTGGGAAATATGGGATTTAGCGTGGATAGCCGGGAATTTATAATGCCGGTAAAGATTAAGACAGATAAGAGAATCGACGGTGGCGTGGCCAAGATTATCGCTTATGCAACATACACTCGTTATCGTAACGATTTTATTAATCTTCTAAAATAGGGGGCGGGGCCGTGGCTTTTATTGATGTAATTAAAAGCTTGTTTGCCGGAAAGCAAAGAGATACTGGTCAAAAAGATTATTTTAATTTTCTTGAAGGCCAGGTCCCTATTTTTGGTTTGTTTGGGCAAAACATCTATTCGCATGACCTTGTCCAAAATTGCATAGATCGCGTTGCGACTGAAGTTAGCAAGTTAGAACCAAAGCACATACGGACCGATGCTTACGGAATGAGAAACGTGGTAAATAGTAATATTAATCGATTGTTAAAATATGGACCCAATGAAATTATGGATACCGGCAGTTTCCTGGAGAAAATAATCTGGTTGCTGTTCTTAAACTACAATGCGTTTATTTATCCGACGTTCGACGCAATAGAGGCAAATGGGATGATCAATCGCACTTATACTGGACTCTACCCATTGCAACCGATGATTGTTGAATTCATCCAGGATATAACGGGAAAGATGTTTATCCGATTGACCTTTCGCAATGGAGAAGACTACACCCTACCCTATGAGAACATTATTCATGTTCGTAAAAAATTTAGTATTAATGCATCAATGGGCGGTGGCATCAACGGCCAACCGGACAATGATGCGATTCAGAAAACCTTAGATGTAAACGACGTAATAATCCAGGGCTTAGAAAAAGCCATCAGGGAAAGCCTTTCTATTCGTGGGATAGTAAGTATTAAAACTATGCTCGACGATGAGAAACAGGAAGCAGAGCGGCAGCGCTTTGAAAATGCTATCAAGAATAATGAATCAGGCATTGTCGCCATGGATTTAAAAGGCGAATACATTCCGATTCAGCGGGACCCAAAGGTGACAGACAAGGATACCTTGTCATTTGTTCAACAAAAAGTCTTAAATTATTATGGAGTATCGATGCCGATCTTAACCGGCGATTATACGGATACCCAATACGAAGCATTCTTTCAAACAACAATTGAACCTATAATCATGAGCCTTGGACGAAATTTCAGCCGGGTTCTTTTTTCTGCCCGAGAATTAGCGGCGGGAAATGAGATTGTTTTTTACCAAAAGAATCTTTCGTATCTAAGCACTGCTTCTAAAATTGAACTGATCAAAGTAGCGGGCGATCAAGGGTTGCTTACCATTAATCAGAAACTTGAGATTCTTGGATACCCGCCGATCGAGGGCGGAGACGTTAGAACACAAAGCCTTAATCATATCGACGCAAGCTTGGCTAACGAATACCAGATGAACCAATCGAAGAATGGAAACGGAGGGAAAAATAATGGGTAAGAAAAAAGATTTGCCTAGAAAGGACGAAATGGTGATCCGAAGTTTCGGGATACCAGATATTCGGGCGGTTGGCGAAGGAGGAGTTATTGAAGGCCATGCCGCAGTTTATGACCAGAAAACATCTATCGGTGACTGGTTTAATGAAATTATTGAACGCGGCGCGTTCGACGGATGCGATTTCGACGATGTTCTATTCACTGCAAACCACGAGCTATGGGATATCCCCTTGGCAAGGAGCCGCAGGAATAATAGTAAATCAACCCTGCAGCTGAATCTGGATGATCAGGGCCTTTTTATCAGAGCAAACCTTGATATAGAAAATAATGCTGAAGCAAAAAGCTTATATTCCGCAGTGAACCGCGAGGACATAACGGGAATGAGCTTTATTTTTTATGTCTCCGAGGAACGGTGGGAAGATCTTGATACCGACATGCCAACGAGGCATATCTTAAAGATCGCAAAGGTACGTGAAGTTAGTGCCGTAAATTATCCAGCATATACCGGCACTGATATAAATGCTCGTAATGACCAATCCGCATTGGAGAATGCGAAAAAGGCATTGGAGAATGCCCGGTCGACGTTGGAGAACGAAAAGAGCGAGCTTGAACTTATGAAAGCAAAACTAAATTTAATTTAGGAGAGGTGTAATTAAGAAATGAAAGATTGGCTCAAAAAATTATTAAAACAAAAACAAGATGTCCGCGCGGCCTTAAAAGAAAAAGGCTTAAAAAGCGAAAGTCTGGACGAAGTACGCGGCATTAGCACGCAAGTCGAGGCCTTAGATGCCGAAATACGTGATATTGAATCGCAGCTTCAAAAGATTGAGGATGAGGAAAGGTCCCAACAAAACCCGCAATTCGATTCTTCCAGGCCTTTAGAGGGAGAGCAACGCGGTTCCGCAGACCCGATTGTAGGGGCAAACTTTGGTTCCGGGCAAGGTCAACCTCCTCAGCCTCAACCACAAGGAGAAACTCGATCCTTTGGTAAATTTGCGTACAACCTAGCGCCTGGCGTTAGCGAGGAACAAAGGGCGAAAGAATACTTACAGAAATGCGAGCAACGTGGTCAAGACCTGAAGGATCGGAAGCCGGTTATTTTTACAGCTGAGGATTTCCCGGAACTTCGTGCCGTAACCATAGGGGCAAGTAATTTAGTGACACAAGCAAAGTATAGCAATATCCTAATCCCAAAATTCAATGAAGTTTCCGGAGTCGTTGATGTCGTCAATGCTATCCCTATGGCTGGTGGCGAGAGTTATACTCAGGGTTTCGAAGTGTCTTCCGGAACGGGAGATTACACAACTGAGACCGGAGACTATGCGGATGCAGATCCGACATTTGATTACGTCAGTATCCAGAAGGCCAAAATTACTGCCTACAGCGAACTGACCGATGAGGCTAAAAAGCTCCCCAATGCGGATTACCAATCTCGCGTAGCCGCAAACATGATTGTTGCAATTCGTAAAAAGTTGGCTGCACAAATTATTGTTGGGGCTGGTGGAGCGAATCAATTGGTAGGAATCTATAAAGCTCCGGTTAATGTTATGCCGGTTGCAGATGTTGATTTGGGTATTTCTGAAATCGATGAAACCACCTTGGACAAAATTGTCTTTGCCTATGGCGGAGATGAGAATGTTGAAGGAGGCCAATATTTATTCCTCAACAAGAAGGACTTGGCCGCCTTTGCTGCTATTCGAGCATCGACAGGTCAGAAACTCTACAACATTACTCTTAATGGAAATGTAGGAACCATTTCTTCTGATCGCAGTTATGCCGTGAATTTCATCATCAATAGTGCGTGTGCTGCCTTGAGCGAAGCTAATACAGCAGTTGACGCCTATACTATGACTTACGGTTCTCCTTCTATCTATGAGCTGCCAGTGTTCTCACAAATTGAGGTTCTGGAATCTCTCGACTATAAGTTTAAATCTGGGCAACTAGCCTTCCGGAGCTCTGTTTGGGCTGGAGGCAATGTTGTTAAGTATCGAGGGTTTACCCGTATTAAGAAGGTAGCGGCAGTATAATTTAGTTATTCGATTGAGACTGAGCGTGGATTAGGATCCGCGCTCAGTTGTTTAGGGGAGGTAAATTCTTTGGCAGGAACAAAAGAGGCTGAAGCAAAATCACCAACGCCGGTTAAGGATCAATTAGCAACTGAGCTCACCCAAAAAGACAATGTGATTATTGTTAAGGCAAATAGGCGTTTGACCCAAGACGAAAATGATTTATTGATAAAAAGAATGGAAGAACAAGAGAAACGAATCGGAATGAAAATTCTTGTGATTCCTTATTCTGTCGATATTCAGGAAAGTGACAACAAGGTTGAATAGTTAAGAGCAGGTGATTTAAGTGGGCCTTCTTACCCCGCAGGAAGCAGCGGATATGCTGCGATTGCCCGACCCGGCAGATTACCCCCAGCTCAACATTCTACTGCCTTTTGTTGAAGACTTCATTAAAACGGCAACCGGCCATGACTGGGCTTCAGATTTGACAATCGATCCAACAGCCAAAATGTTGGCGGCAACTTTAGCCGTGAGATGGTTCGATGATCCTGCCCAGATGGGGAATATCCCAGGCAATGACATAGGGGTCAAAAGTCTTATTGGCCAGCTTCACGCTAAAGCATTGGGGATGTTAGTCGTATGATTAAAGCGGGAGAATTGCGCCACAAGATTGAGGTCCAAAAATATGTCCGGGTAAAGAATGAAGTTGGAGAAGAAACAAAGGAATGGCAACTCTATAAAAAGATTTGGGCAAAGTTTGCTAATGCCAACATACGAGGGCAATTAGAGCAAGCGGCAGAGAAAAAAACGGCAAAAATTTTTTATAAAATCGTTATTAGGTTTCGCTCGGACATTGATACGACCATGCGAGTTGTATATGGCGGGAAAACTTACAACATTGACCATGTTGATAACGACAAAGAATTAAACATTGAAACTCACTTATATTGCACGCTCATTGAAGAAGGTGTTTATAATGAGTAGTTTTGAAATTAGCGGTTTAACCGAATTTGAGAGGGATCTTCTTAGGGTTATTGAACGAGAATATCCAAGTGAAGCTAAGAAATTTATGCGCAAGCAGGCCAATGACGTGAAAAGTCAGGCCAAGAACGATACTCCGGAAGATACCGGTTACACAAAAAAACAATGGAAAACCTCTACCAAGGGGAAAAAGAGGGCTACCGCAAATTTTATTGAATCAAAAGTGACCAATGATGCCGAGCTATCCCACTTACTCGAAAACGGGCACATGATAAAAAATCAATACGGTGAATTCGGTTTTTATCCTGGTGTCCATATGCTGGAAAAAGCTGTCGACAAGAAGGAGTCTGAATTCGATAACGAATTAAGCGCTTTTGTCGGTAAGGCATTGGAGGAATTAAGATTATGATTGGGTATGTGGACATCAAAAAGGCTGTCATTGATCAGATGAATGCCAAAGTAAAAAATATCAGCGTACTAGCCAATGAAGAGCTGAGCGGGTTTAAACCACCTGCTTTTTTTGTCCAAATTATCCCTGTTACTGACACGCCTTATCTAGACTATGAAGAGAAATTATTAACCGTAAACATACATTATTTCTCGGCAGAAAAGACGGATTTGGCCAATCTAAAGATGCTGGATCAACTTAATCTGACGTTCTTCAATCTCATTAGAATTGGAGAACGGACAATTACCCTTCAGCACAAGAGGCATCAAATAATCGACAATGTTTTACAGTTTAAGTTTGACCTAGAATTCCTTAACGATGTCGACGTTGTGCAAATTAATGGCGAATGGGTCCTTATCACGCGTCTCGATGACAGCCTTGGCTATACGGAGGACACCGTGCAGCTTGTTCAAGATATAGAAATTAAGGAGGTATAATGATGGGCCTGCCACAGATCACTATTCGGTTTCAGACACTAGCAGTAACCGCAATTACCAGGAGCGCAAGAGGCATCGTCGCCTTGATCCTAAAAGACTCCACAAAGACGACTTTCGACACGAAGATTTATGCGGATGTATCTGAAGTAGCCTCTGCCGATTGGACTGCAGCTAATTTGGATTACATTCAAAAAACCTTTCTCGGAACGCCATCCAAGGTTATCGTTGAAAGAGTGGCAGCCGATGCCGTAGATTATAATGCTGCCTTATCCAGGCTGGCTAATAAGAAATGGAATTACCTTGCTGTTCCGGGAATTGTTATAGCAGATGTAGCGAATATCTCGTCGTGGATTAAGTCGCGTCGTGACGTAGACAGAAAGACGTTTAAGGCCGTTTTGCCGAATAGCGTTTCCGACCATGAGGGAATCATTAATTTTTCCACCGATGACATTGTAGTTGATGGAAAAACCTATACGACAGCGGAATACTGCTGCAGGATAGCGGGTATTTTGGCCGGGCTTCCATTCACTCGAAGTTCAACGTATTATGCCCTCCCGGAGGTCGATAGCATTACCGAAACAGAAACTCCAGATGCCGATATTGATGCCGGAAAGCTGATTTTGATCAATGACGGTGAGAATATTAAGATTGGCCGTGGTGTAAATAGCTTAACCACGACAACAGTCTCCAAGGGTGCCAAGTTCCAAAAGATCAAAATCATGGAGGCTATTGACCTTATGCGCGATGATATTCGTGATACCTTTGATTCCGAGTATGTCGGACAAGTCAATAACTTCTATGACAACAAAGTACTGTTCATAACTGCCATAAATGCTTATTTCAAGCTTCTCCAGAGGGATGAGGTATTGGATCCGAGCTTCACGGCATTGGCCGAGATTGATGTTGACGCCCAGGCGTTATATCTTCAGTCAACTGGTCTGGATACAAGCGCATTAACTGCTGCCCAGATTAAAGAATATAACACTGGAAGTCATGTCTTCGTTAAAGCGAGCGGGAGCCCCTTAGATGCCATGGAAGACCTAGACTTCTCAATGCTAATAGTGTAAGGAGGGATTGGCTATGGCAAAAATTCGAGGAAATAACCAAATTAATGGGTCCTGGGGGCAGATTTGGTGGGACGGTGAACTTGTATTTGAACTAGAAAGCTTTGAGGCCAAGGTAACCCCGAATAGGGAAAGTGTTATCATCGACATGGATGAGGACTCTAAGCTTGTCAGCCTCAAGGGCGAGGGAACTATGAAGGTGAAGAAGGTATTCAGTCGCGGTAAGAAAAAGATGCTGGATGCCTGGAAAAAAGGCGAAGATCCTCGCAGTACACTCGTGGGAAAAATTAAGGACCCCGATACTGTTGGGAAGCAATCCGAGCGGGTCTCTATCGGCAATATTTGGTTTACTGAATTGACGTTAATGCAATTCGAAAAGGCGAAAAAGCTAGAGGAAGAATATAAATTTGGTTTCACCCCGAGTGATGCTGATTTTATTGACACAATTGAAGTTCTGTAAGAAAGGAAAACGTCAATTATGAAAAATAAAAGAAAGGGCTTGAACGAGCCAAAGAAAAAGCTCAGCATTAGTGATTTAATAGCTAATGCTGACAAGATAAAATCTAAAAAGTCCGAAACCAGAGAGCTATACGTTCAGTCCCTTGATGCTACAGTAACCATTGTAAAGCCAAGTCGCTCAATTATCCTTGACAGCTATGAGCTAAGCGAAGGAGAAGGAAACAACTTCCTGGTGTACGAGTGCGTGGTTGAGCCGAATTTTAAGGATAAGGACTTACAAACTGCATACGGGGCCACAGGATATGAAGTTCTGGATCAAATCTTGGATTCCGGAGAAATTGACACGCTTGCGAAAGAAATTATTGAATTTGCAGGTTATGGATCCGGCCATGTCAGTATTGTTGAAGCGGTAAAAAACTAATCAAAGGTGATTCAGAGCTGAGTTTTGTACACTACTATCTCCAGAAAGGATTTGCTTTGGATTACCTTTTGAACTTAACGAACCAAGAAAAGATTTTCCTCAAGGCCAGCATGAATTTGGCGTTTGAGGAAAGGGCAGAAGCGTGGAAACAAGGTCACTTAGTCTATCTCGGCAAGTGACCTTTTCATGTGAGGTGAGAACAAATGGCAACCCATCAAATAGGAGCCGTTCTAACTCTTAGGGATAATATGAGCGCCACCTTACAAGGTGTTAGGCGCGAACAATCAGCCTTTAGGCAAGATGTAGCGGCAACCCAACGACAATTGCGGCAACAAATGCAAGTACGCGTCAACGCCACGGCAGCCACTAGAACCATTGCTCAGGTAAGAACTGCGCTTAATCCCTTGAGGAGCAGAATAGTGACTCAGGTTGCTATAAGGGATAATGCGGCTCGTGAAAGACGTAGAATCCAGAATGAACTTAATGCATTGGGCCGTAGAGCTGTCGCGCCAGTAGTCAGGATCCGAGACTCTGCCAGTAGCGTAATAAGTAGTATCGGTAGTAAGCTTTCGGCACTAAAAGGATTGGCAACAGGGATAGCAATCGGAGGAGTTGGCATTGGGGCTGCAGCTGGTATTGCGATAAAAAGCGGTGCCGAATTAGAGCAACAACAGATCGCCATGAAGCATTTTATCGGGGTTAGTAATCAAGGAAAAAGCGATGCTGAGATTACCAGCATGCGTGATAGCTATATCAAGGAGCTTAGGGATAACGCGAATGCAACCCCCTTCACTACCTCTGATGTTGTAGGCGCTGGAGCGCGGGCTGTTAATATCATGGGCGGAGATACCAAGGCGTCAATGGGCCTTGTAAAGCTTTCTGAAGACATGGCTGCCTTAAACCCCGGCAAAACTATTTCTGACGCTATGGAAGCCCTGGCTGATGCTAAGAACGGCGAATTTGAACGGATGAAAGAATTCGGGTTCAAGATCTCCGCAGATGAATTTAAAGGCTTTGTTGGTAAGGGTAAAAATGATAGCTTAACCAGTGATGAAACAACAAAAGCCTATCAAATGCTCCTTAGTAAAAAACTAGACCCATTCTTTAAAGGCGGAGCTTCAGAACAGGCCAACAGTGGAACCGGTCTACTAAGCACAATTAAAGGAAAATTAGGCTCAAAGGTCCAGGATGTTGGCCTTGGAATGCTTGAAAGGCTTAAGCCAACATTAACCTCTGTCATTGAGTTGATCGATAAATACAGCCCTCAGATGGACAAGCTTGGGTTAAAAATCGCTGACGGAATAGGCTTTGTAGTGAGCAAATTGCCGACCCTAAAGAAATATCTGAAGGAAGCCTTTGAAGACGCTAAACCGGTTATAACCTGGGTATCTGATACCGGAATACCAAAGATAAGGGATATATTGGGGTCAGTGCTCGATAAAGCGACCGGGGTTTATAACTTTTTCAAGAATAACTGGTCAACATTAGGGCCACTTGTCGAGGGAATAGCTATTGCTTTTGGCGTGTATAAGGCAGTTATGCTTGCATCAGAAGGAGTAACAATTGCACTAACAGCTGCGCAATTAGCCCTAAATCTTGCAATGAATTTAAACCCAATAGGACTCATCATCACGGGTATCGGCTTATTGATTGGAGCCGGGATATTGCTCTATAAGAATTGGGATACAGTTAGTGCAAAAGCCAGCGAGGTAGGAAGAGTAATTGGGAATGCATTCAAATCAGGCGTAAACATAGCTATTGACGCTATTAACTGGTTGTCTGATAAGCTTAACGGAGTTCTAGGCATAATCGGCGTAAAGATACCTAGCATTGCCCATATTGCATTGAGTGCTAAACCAAGCAATAACACCGGGGTTGGGAGCAATCAAAGGATTAGCGGTGCAGCTGACGGAACCGACAACTGGAGAGGTGGACCGCTATGGGTTGGGGAACGCGGTCCGGAAATACTTAATTTACCAAGGGGTAGCCAGATAATACCTAATCATAAGGCGTTGAATCAGACACAAAGTATCAGGCGTAGTCTGATACCAGCAAGGACAGAACAGAGCAATGAGGGAAATGCTTATGATGGATATATTGCATCCCTCCGGAAAAGCCGTAAAGATCAACATCCTTCTAGCGAAAACCCTAGCGGAACTACTAGAAGTAGCGCATTGAGCAAAGCTAAATCCATAGTAATCGAAAGCTTGGCTAAGACTTTAATTGTGAGAGAAGAAGCGGACATTGATAAGATTGTCAATAAACTGTTGATAGAGCTTGATGCTGTGGCCGAAAATATGTAAGGAGGCGAAGTTGTGGAATTTTGGTTGATTCAGGATAATGAAAAACTTCGCCTGCCTGTACCGCCTCCGAAATATGATATTAAAAAGTCACTAAACAACAGCACGGCCATCGTTGAAGGTCTGGGAGAAGTTAGCTTTATAGGAAAGCCCAAATTGGCAGAGATACCTCCGATAGAATCATTTTTCCCGAACCATTCATACCCATTTTGCCAGTACAACCCCTTCCCCTCTCCAAAAGAATGTACAGATCTCATCGACAAATGGATGCTTAGCGGAAAGCCGATCCGCTATATCGTAACAGGGGCCATCAATACGGAATGCACGATTGAGAGCTTTCAGTATGGAACGCGTGATGGAACGGGTGATGTGTATTTTAGCCTGGAATTAAAAGAATACAAGGTAATTAGCACGAAAACAACATCCGTTAGTACAAATACGATGTCCATTATGGAAGTTTCTACTCCTCAAGTCATAAGGCCTGTCGAAAAGGTTACTCCTAAAACCTATACCGTAAAATCCGGAGATACGCTGTGGGGGATAGCCAAGAAAGAATTGGGTGACGGATCTCAATATTCGTATCTCGCCACTAAAAATAGCATTAAAAATCCTAATTTAATTTATCCGGGGCAGGTGCTCCAGTTATGATAAAGATTTTCGTGCTCTACGATAACAAAGTTACAGATATCACCAATGTGGTTAAAAGCATTAGTAATACTGGTGACAAGGCACAAGCGGCGCGAAAATTGGATGTCACATTTACCTACCCTATTTGGGACAGAAATCAACCCCGAACACAAATTAGGCCAGGCTCAAAGGTTTGGGTAGTATTAGACGGTAAAGAAATATTCAGGGGTGTTACATGGAACCGGGAGATAGATTCGGCCTCCGAAAGCCTCCCCTTCATGGCTTATGATTACTTAATTTACTTAACAAAATCAAAGGTGACCTTTAATTTTGTTGATATTACACCAGAAGATGCCACGAGAAAGATTTGCGAAGAACTTGGGGTTGAGGTTGGCGATCTTGCCGGTACAGGAATAAAGGTAAAACGACTTATTGCCCAGAAAACCGGCTATGAAGCAATCATGGAAATGTATACTCAAGCATCAAAGCAGAACGGAAAACAGTACATCCCTGTTATGGATGGGACTAAACTCTGCGTCATTGAAAAGGGAAAGGTTATAGCCAATTACACTCTAATCTCTCAGATCGACGATCCCACCAATAACATGATAGGCACAAATTACCGAGATACACTCGATGGCATGGTTAATAAAGTTAAAATCTATGATGATAAGAATAACTATGTCGGTGAAGTCGGAAACGACAGTTGGAGAAATGAGTATGGATTAATTCAAGAAAATTACGTTAAAGAAGCAGATAAAGACAGCAATGTGGTTGCAACCGGAATGCTGAGTGACATACAGCAAGATGTAACTATTCAAGCCTTAGGGAACTGGGAATGTAGGACTGGTTATGCCGTGAATACCAAGATATTCTACATCAGCAATCTACAAAACGCTGTGATGTATGTCGATGGCGATACCCATACATGGGAACCAGCAACCGGAAAATATACGATGTCCCTCAATCTCAGCTACAAAAATCAGATGGATAGCAAGGGGTGATTCTTAGTGAAAAACCCATACAGTAAGCTTATTAACCATATGAGAGAGCAAGGAGCCAAATACAATACCCCTTATGTCCAGATCGGTATTGTTGTTTCGGAGGATCCGTTAACGGTTAAGCTTGGAGATTTACAGATAAGCAAGGACAATCTTCTGGTAGCTGATTATTTATTGCCGGATTACAAACGAAAATATAGCGCAAGCGGAAATCTTCAATTTAGCGAAAATGGAAGCCTGGGGCCGACGGACTCAGCTTCAGTTGGGGACCATGGCTCTCATAGTCACACGTTAACGGGAATCAATATTGATACCGATCACAAGCAAAGCGGAGATTTGACTCTAACTGATGGGCTTAAAAAAGATGATACCGTGGCCTTGATACCCACACTGGATGAACAAACTTATATTATTTTAGCGAGGTTAGTCAGCCTATGAGCACGAGTATTTTTCCTTCTGAAACTATTCAGGTTGACGCTATAGTGCAGGCTACAATTGATGCTTCGACGACGTACCTTCCCCTTCTTAAAGAATATGCGTGGGACTACGAGAACGAAGACTTTGTGCTGGTTGACGGTAAGAATGTCGTTGTTACGGGCAAAGAAGCCGTTAAGGTTTGGGCCTGGAAAGCGTTAAAGACCGTACGCTATAAGTATTTGATCTATTCTTGGAACTATGGCCAAGAATTTGAATCAATTATTAACAAAGGGTTAAGTCGTGAAAGTGTTAAAAGCGAACTAGAGAGAACTATCAAAGAAACCCTGTTAATAAGCCCCTATATCACTGATATTAAAGCAATATCCATTACGTTTGAGGATATCATCAAGGCACAGGCTACCGTAATGACCGTATACGGGGAGGTGACAGTCGATGTATGAGACCCAAACGTATGAATCGATAATGTCAAGACTACTAAGCAACGTGCCCTCTGACGTCAACAAGTCGGAGGGCTCTATTATTTGGGACGCTCTCTCCCCTGCTGCCCTTGAATTAGCGCAGCAGTATGCTATCTTCGAAAGCATGATTGAGCAAGCTTTCATTAGCACAGCCTCGGGTAAATACCTGAAACTCGCAGCTGGTGATCTAGGAATTAATCCTGCTCCAGAAGAAGATGATGAAACGTTACGAAAGGCGGCACTCTTCCTTAAACAAAACCCGGAAAAAGGCGGGAATTATACGGATTATGAGCGGTGGGCGCTTCAGGTCCCAGGTGTTCAATGGGCCAAGGCCTTCGATAAAGCCCGAGGACTTGGTACTACGGACGTCTATATTGCCGGAGACCCGAATGAACTAACAGCATTGGTTCAAGAAGTAACAGGAGCGATCGACAAGAAAAAGGTTTCTGGAACAGACGTAATTGTTCGACCAGTAAATCTTGTCACGACTCGTTTTGTTATCTTGATAGTCGGCGGAATTACTCAAGAAGCTGCCATTGATGTGGCTAATAAATATTTAACTTCTATCGGTAAAGGAGGAACGGCTGACTTAGATGAAATCGTATCATTACTAAACGCTGCTGGAGCGATAGGAGCCAAGGTATTATTACCCAGTGAAAATGTTAACCTGGAAGAAGATAGTGTCCTTGATCCGGTGGTGAACATTATATGATCGATTTAACAAAGTATCTTCCTGAATTCTATCGAAAATCTACAACTATGCAGGCAATTCAAAGGGCTATAGGTCCCGCCATACCCGATGGCATTAGCTATCTTTGGCAAGTGTTTTTTCTCTCAACTTGCCCTGATGAATATTTATATCTCTGGCAAAATGAACTCGGGGCTCAATCAAGAGATGACATGTTTGCGAAATTGCGCGGAACCAGAGTTCTTAATAGAGAATTAGCCGAAGATATGGGCATCGATCTCTTTGAAACCTATCGAGCATCGCCTGAAGCCGGATATACATTATCGGGAAGTGACGCGGTATTCCCTGATGGAGTTCATTATGCGCCCTTGATTACCGATGTCATCATTAAGCCTGAGGATATCCAAGTTACAAGACGAATGATCGATATTATGAGCGCCTCTGGGTTTCTCTATTGGTTTTCGGTAAAGGTTTCGGAGTATATTGGTCATGAGATTGGTGGATTAACCGGCAGCCAAGCTCTATACCCTGGAATAATCTTTCCGAGTGATGATGGGATGTTATCGGGCTCGGAAATAAGGCGCAAGGTGGTCCTAAGTCTCAACCGGCAGGATAAGCTTACTGTTATAGGGGCAAGCCCGAAGACAGCTCCCGTGGTTGCATATGATGGCCTGCTCCTAAAGTTTACCGAGTTCGGCGCTTTGGATATTATTCAAAACGTTGATGATCTCCTCGTCGACGATGCCAGTCTGGACGAGGAAGCTGATGGGACTGAATTGTTCTCTGCTCTTTTTGAAACCGGTCCGGTTAGCTCTCCGGCAATTAATAATATCTGGAACGGATATAGCTTTAAGTCAAAGGTACCCCAGTCCTTAAGCATCGAGCAAAATCAAGTCGGGATAACAGTGGCCGCAGAGCCCATCAGAAATGAATGGTCGCGAGCGGTTAGTTTTTTAGAGCCTGGAGTTTCTTTCTTGGAGACTAATATGAAGGCTCAATACAGCAGCATTAAAGTGGAGGTGGGCTAAAACATGCCAAGTTATACAGGTTCAGTTATCGGAATGCGGATCTGGCAGGCAGCTCAAGTTGTTCAAGCGGCCAACGCCTGGGTAGGTATTGGGAAAAACTCATCTTGGGGCGATACCGATACACCGCCGCAAGTGGACCCGAGTACGACAGCGCTTGACGGGCTAATAGCCCTCAAAAAAGCAGAGACGCTTACGCTCGTTGTTCCTGATCCGAATGGTACTATCGAGCATCTCGGTCAAAAATGGATGCCAGTGACAGTTGCCGACGCTAGGACAAAACAGGCAAGATGGGTCTATGCAGCCGCCTGGCTGCGCTATGATGAAGTTCCGGTTGTAACCTATCGGCAAACCGGTGCGTTCTTAGGGGTTACCAGAAACGCTAATGTTGATGCTGGTAAGTTGGTTCTCTTGCCGACCGAGGTGTCAGACCTTGGATTTTTAGCTGCAGTTAATAATCGTTCACCAATTCCACGAGCAGAAGATCAAAAAGAGCTTGTGGAATTCATCATTGAATTTTAAGTGAGGTGAAAACGTGTGGGCAACTACCCTAACCGGTTTGATCCGGCAAAGAAATGGGCCTCCCTACTAGCCCAACCAGGCAGAAGGCTGCAGTGTGCGGAAGTGAACGAAATTCAATCTATGTCGATGGACCGAGACAAGCGTCTTGGGGATGCAATATTTGGTTCCGGCCATATTCTTGACGGATGCCAACTCTATATTTCAGAAGACAAAAAGAGTGCCCGAATCACTTCAGGCTCTGTCTATGCCGATGGTATCATTCACGATACTTCAGAAACTACGCTAACAATCGTCGGAGCGGGCGAGGAGTACATTGGCCTTAAGCTTAATGAACAGATTGTGACCTATGAACAAGACCCGACCTTGCTTGACCCTGCAGTTGGGTATGATAATTTTGGCTTACCTGGCATGGACAGAAAAGTTATCGCTCCAAGTTGGGTAGTTAATGACAGCTCGGCAATTAAGATCATCCGCCTAAACGATGGCCAACCGGTGACTCAAGTCGCCCCGCCTGAGCTGGATGGAATTAATCCTATCCTTGCTCGGAGAACTTATGATGAATCCGGAAACTACAAGGTGAGCGGTTTTGGAATGTGGTCCAAAGACTACGATGAGACTCGAGTGGAGCTTACCATAGAACCAGGAAAGGGCTATGTCTTAGGTTTTGAGCGGGCGCTTGTGTCAGCTCTTAAAATGCTCGTAGATAAAGCCCTGGAAACACGTACTGTACTCAATGAGCCAAAAGTGTACGCAAACGGAACAAACCTTTATAAGCTCAACAATAAGCCGGTTAAGCAGATTACTCGGTTGGTAGGGGTGGTCGAAGTCACCCAGAATATTACCAGGGGTAATGTTTCGGGAGGATCAGACCTTTTGCCAAAAACTCCTGTTGTGTCCATCGTGTCTGTTTCTCAAGGTGGAACAACGTACCAACAGGGCTCCGACTATCAGCTAACTAATAATAGCGTTGATTGGTCACTTAACGGCGGAGAACCAGCCATAGGAACCACGTACAGCGTGACCTGGCGCTATAACAAGCAGATGTTGCTTAATACGGACTACAAGCTCACAAATAGCGCTGAAGATTATTACGCAGACTTCTCTCCTGCAGGTGATAATCCCGTGAACGGAACGACATTCCAGATTGACTATGATTTCTATCTTGCCCGCAAGGATCTTGTGGCGATGGATAAGGATGGGACAATTACCATTATCAAAGGGCAGAGTGACCTCGAGCAATTCGTAGTACCTCCGAAAGCATCAACCAAGGAGATGCTTCCCCTGGGAACGATGACACTCCCGGCGAATAGCGGAAATGCCGTAGTTAACCCCTTTTCTATTGTTCGTTATTCTATGGAAGATATTCAGAAGTTGGTTAAGCGAATTGAAGATATCGAATATAATCAAGCGGTCGAAGGATTGGACAATGAAGCAATGCAGGGTGAGTCTCCGACAGATCTTAAAGGAGTTTTTACGGATAGCTTTGCTACACTGGGAAAAGCAGATACAACTTTTCCGGGCTTCACACTTGGCTATGATCTAGATCGAAGCGAGATTACATTGAGCGCTGCTGACACCCCTCAAGAGATAATGATTGCTCCCGCATCTACGACAGCCCAATTATGGGATAGCATAGCCACGGGAAAGGTTCTTGGGCATGATGTTGTCGTTAGCCAGGAGTTTGCCACCGATAGCCTCTTAATTAATCCCTATGCTGTCTTCAACCGAATCACCTTAACGAATGTTAACCCTCCTGTAGATAACTGGATTGAGCAAGGAACTATCGTCGTTGAGGAAAAAGAGGTGGTAAATACTACGCTGCGTCGTTGGTGGTACCATCAGGGAGAAAGCTGGGCAGAAGAAGAACGCAGACGATATGAAGAACTTGGTGCCGGTGATCTTCGAGGCTGGGGGGATTACAGCGGAACCCAACAACAGGTTGTAACAGATAAAATACTTGATGAAACTATCATGTATATGAGGCAGAAAGAACTCATCATCACTGGTTCAAATTATGAGCCTAATGCGGATAATTTACTGGGATACTTTGATGGTCAGCCGGTGGTTCTTCAGCCACTTGAAGGAACATTAGCTGGTACTACATCCGGATCCATTAGAGCTGATGCCTCCGGGAAGTTTAAATGTAGCTTTGTAATCCCAGAAGGTACCCGCACCGGGACTCGACTCATTACGATTGCCAACATTAACAACGAGGGCAATTGTACTTACCAGGCAGAAGGACGTAAGGAGATTACCGAAACGACAGTTTTGACCAGAGAGGTTCATATCCAACCGGTCGACCCTTTGGCTCAGAGTTTTTCGGTACCGCAAAGCTGTTTTGTATCAAAAGTAGGATTATACTTTACTGCCAAAGATTTATCGACTCAGGTGATAGTTCAGATCCGTAATATGGTCAACGGCTTCCCTGGAAAGGACGTTTTGACCCAACAACTTCTTGATCCATCTCAAATTACCGCCTCTGCCACTGCAGACATTGAGACGGTTGTATCGTTCCCGAAACCAGCTTTTTGTCGCGCTGAAGAGCAGTATTGCGTTGTGATCCTTTCCCATAGCAATGTGTATGCCTTAGGTGTTGCGGAGCTCGGGAAACAAGATCTGAAAACAGCCGCCTGGGTTACACGTCAACCCTATGTAATTGGAGTGCTTTTCAGCTCATCCAATGCGTTAACATGGACAGACCATCAAACAAAAGACTTGAAATTCAAAGTTTATGCCTGTGCGTTCCAAGCGAGCAGCGTGCTTGATTTTGCCCCATGGACAGCGCCAGCCGGAACTCAATTCGATCGCGTTCTGTTAGTCGTGAATGATTTCCTTTCACAAGGAACTGATGCAATATGGGAGATTTCTCTCAACGACGGAGACTATGTTCCGATCAGTCCTTATGTCGAACGAGAGCTATCCTTCCTAGCTACAAAGGTAAAAGTAAGGGCGACGCTGCTCAGCAGTAAATACTTGACACCTGTTGTGAGCACCTCCTCGCCATATATTATCGGGTTTGAGAATGCGCTATATGCCAAGTATGTGAGTCGATTAGTAACTCTTTCGCAGGAATACACAACGGTCAGGCAGGTGCTTGATATTACATCTCCATCAGGCTCCAATGTCGTCGTCAAATTCAGCACGGATGACGGTGCAACATGGGTCACTCCCTCTTCAGTTACCACAGAACAGCTGGATCAAGTCTTTACGAGATATTCATTCTCCGAAACGTTAGGTGCTCCCGCAACGACCTTCAGGGCTCAGGTAGAACTTACGAGCACAAGTCAACTTACTAGGCCAAGAGCGAAGCGGTTCCTAAATATCATCAAGTAAGGCAGGTCAATAGACCTGCCTTTTGTATCCTCTTATGGGAGGGAGGTGCTAGGTTTGCCTAGTCAACGACGATGCCCACATAGCGGAGCTTTAATTTTTGATCCCACGGAAGATGAGAAGGTCTTGAAAAAGACCATTGAAGACGTGGCTTCCATAAAAGAGGAAAACGCTGAACTTCGGCAGAGGATTGAACAATTAGAAGCCCTTGTGGCCAATAAACAGTAGGGGCGGTGAAATAAGTGGAAAGAATCGACCTGAATATGCCGGGGGATAGCCTCTATACTGGAGCCTTGAAAATCAATGCCGCTTTCGATGAGATTGAGGCAGCCTTAGCCCTAAAAATCGAGGCACAGAATCAACCTAACGGATCTGTGGTCATCCCCATCGGCGGAGGGTTCAAATGTCGATACAACGCTCGAGATTCCAGTGTAGATATTGAGTTTTCGGGAAGCGGAATTCCCTATCTTAAATCCGATACCACGTTTGTGGGAACTCGAACAGACGTTGAAGTTGTGTAAAAGGAGTGAATTAAACGCATGGCAACAATTACGCTTGGAACACTGAGGGATCTATGGGAAAACGTATCAGATTGGGTCAAGGGAGTAGATACCACGTCAAAGCCAAAGGTCTCATCCATCCAGGTCGGAGAGACAACGATTGCTACACCGTTAACTGGGACTAAGACGGTCACGGCGACAGCAGCTGAGGTCTTTGCCGGCGCTTCTGCCAAGAGCGGAAGATCCCGGATGGTTATCAAGAACGAGGACCCTGCTCTCCGCTTTAGGATAGGATCATCCAGCGTTACCCAACAGGGTGGGTACCCGGTTGAGCCGGGTGCGGCGGTAGAGCTTCAATTTGACCCCTTGGTCAGCGTCCCGACTTATGCCATTAGCGAAGGGGCCAGTATTCAAGTATCCGTTTGGGAAGTATAATGTGTCCTTATTTAAGAGAGGAGGTGAAGCAGGTTGCCCAAAACACGCGCTAATATGCTTTCGACAGCCGCACGCCAATTGGTCGGTAAATCACAAGTCTACGCCTTGCTTGTAGATTCTAGCGGAAATGCAATTCTAGACTCAGAGGGAAACGAACAAATAGCAGAGCTGGAAGCCGTAGGAGGCAGGCTGAAGGTTGACATCGGGGCCGCAGCGGTCGGGGGTAAAATACCTGTCGTTACAGAAATAAATTCTGTGTCCTTAACGGACCTGGAGACGACAAACGCTCCCCCGCTTACCGGTTTAAAAACAGTCATTGCCACGGCTGCCGAGGTCTTCGCGGGAGCGTCAGCTAAGTCTAATCGTCGAATGCTGTTCATTAAGAACACGGATCCAGTACTCCGCTGCAAGGTCGGAGCCTCCGGAGTCAGCCAACAAACGGGTACTTCTCTTGAGCCTGGAGCAGCGGTTGAAATTAAGTTTGATCCAGGGATTTATGTCCCTATTTTCGCTATTAGTGAAGGTGCGAGTATTAAAGTGGAGGTGTGGGAAGTATGACCTATGAATTTATAAATGATGGAGACACGACCATAATTAAAGTCAACTTTTCAGATGAGGGTGTCGAGCTGAGCGGCGAGACTTCGGTAAAAGGTGATGAATCTGCAGCGGTTGCTTATCTCCCGGTGTTTGAGTCTGACTTGCGAAGAAACTTTGCAGAGAAGTTTCCGGTACCTGAAATTCCGGCAGAAAATGGAGGAATGATTTAATGAAATACATTAGTGGACCTTATACGCAAGGGCAGTTATTAAAAGAGATCAATGATATTGAGATTGCACTTACCGAGAGATTCCAGCGGAGCGGCGTAATAACTGATGCGGCAGAGCAGCGTTCCTGGCGCGAACGCGTGCAGGACGCGAGCCTTGCTAGAAATACCGTTATGTATGACGATCAAGGTAATCCATCAGTGATGGTTGTATTTCCAGTACAGACTCTCGCCGATCTCGGAGTTGGAACTTCCCAAAAGTTTCATCCGGCGTTTACCGTTAATAACTCTACAAAACCGATTCTTCACATTTCAAAATATCAAAATATCACTGTTGGAGCTGGAGCCACGTTACGGGCACTAAGCCTTAAACGCATGGATCCGGGCAATAGTATCAATTTCGATAATGCTCTTCTAGCCTGTAAACAAAAGGGTGCTGGTTGGCATTTAATGACTAATGCAGAATGGTCCGCTATCGCTCTTTCCACAAAGAAGCAGGGCTTTATGCCTCGAGGAAATAATAGCTATGGAACGGACACCAGTGTTGCATCGGAAAAGGGCATTGCCAGTTATTTAGATCCAACTCCAGCTAAGACTGGGCGAGTGCTTACTGGATCTGGGCCAATTTCCTGGGCTCATGACGGTAGTCCCTTTGGGATCTATGACTTGAACGGCAATGTTTGGGAATGGGTCGGAGGCTTGCGCCTTAATAATGGTGAGATCCAAATTCTCGTCGATAATAATGCTGCGGATAACACAAAGGACCAATCCGCTGCAAGTGCAGAGTGGAAAGCGATTCTGCAAGATGGGTCGCTCGTTGCCCTTGGAACAGATAGCACACTCAAATACGATTATACCGCTGCCCCTACAGCCAATTCCGCAAGCATCGAACTAGCTACATCAATTGTGAACGCACAAGTGGATGATACTCCGTATGGGTCAAAAGCTTTTGAAGCCTTAACGGCTCATGCTGGCGTCACTGTTCCTGATATAGCAAAAGCTCTTGGTCTATTCCCGATTGATTCTGCCCATGGTGGTGACCTTTTTCAATTCCGAAATAACGGCGAACGCCTCCCGTATCGTGGCGGCAACTGGGGCTACGGCTCCAACGCTGGCGTGTTCTATTTGATCCTGAACAACCCCCGGTCGAACGTGTACACGAGCCTCGGGTTTCGCTCCGCTTTCGTCCTGTAAATCTGGAATCTAAAACCCTGTAATCTGTTGGGCGCTCGATAGAGCGCCCTCTTTCGACCCCAAAGAATGGCAAAAGGAGCCTGCAGCATTGGAAGAACTTAAAATTTTGCAAAAAACTTACGACATGATCCTTTACGGCAACATATGCCTTAGGCAATTTCCAAAGAGCGAAAAGTATGCGCTCGCATCGGATATTAAAGAATCTATGTATGCGTTGCTTCGACTCATCATCACGGCCAACAAACGTTATTACAAGAAAACAACCCTCCAGGACATTGACGTTGAAATCGATACCTTGCGCACGCTAATACGTTTATCGGCAGACAAAGAGTTCATGTTTTTACCGCTCCGCAAATATGAAAACTGGAGTCGAATGCTTGCCGAGATAGGCAAGATGCTCGGTGGTTGGATGAAATCCGTTAAACAATAAAACAGTTATCACACTCTATGGGGAATGGGCCATATAAGCTCCCGTATCGTGGCGGCAACTGGAACAACGGCTCCAACGCTGGCGTGTTCAATTTGAACCTGAACAACCCCCGGTCGAACGTGAACACGAACATCGGGTTTCGCTCCGCTTTACCCTCAACTTAGCCAGAAGTTTGCATTCTATGGAATTCAATCCAGAGCAATGAGGACAAAGGGGTCCATTTCCCTTCCGCAAGGAAAAATATTTAATTGCCATGACCGTCGCGAGTAGAATTCGAAAGAGGCCACGCATGGCGTCGACACAAAAAGGAAGGACCTGAAATTATTGCATAAGATTCGCGGCCTATATGAGAAAATTTATGATTTTGAAAATCTACATCAGGCTTACCTTGAGGCTCGTAAGGGAAAGAGGTACCGCATCGAGGTTATGAAATTCACGAATCACCTCGAGGAAAACTTGATTCAAATTCAGAACGAACTTATCTGGAAGACCTATGAAGTTGGTAAATATCGAGAATTCTTTGTCAATGAGCCCAAAAAGCGTCTTATCATGGCATTGCCCTTTAAGGATAGGGTGGTGCAATGGGCAATCTACCAAGTGTTGAATCCGTATTTCGAAAAGGGTTTTATTCAGGACTCATATGCCTGCCGAGTCGATAAAGGGACGCATAGAGCCGTGAATAGGCTGCAGTACTGGTTGCGCTACATGCACCGTCGGCACTCGCAATTCTATGCGCTCAAACTAGATATATCTAAGTATTTTTATCGAGTTGACCATAACGTACTTATGGCAATCCTCCGCAGACGCATTGGCGACGAAGATCTACTCTGGTTATTAGAAACTATCGCTCGATGTGAACATACGAAGTTTGGTGTTCCGCTTGGAGATCATCAATTTGAGTCAGATCGAGTTGGCGGGGTTGGGATGCCGATCGGCAACCTGACGAGCCAAATGTTTGCGAATCTGTATCTCAATGAGCTGGACCAGTACGCTAAGCAAACCCTTCACGTTAAGTTTTATCTTCGCTACATGGACGATATTGTAGTACTTCATGGGAACAAAAAGTATCTCTGGGCACTTAAGGAGCAAATCGATGAATTCGTGGTGCACCAACTCCACCTTCAGCTAAACAATAAAACTATGGTTCGCAGCGTCTCGCAAGGTATCGAGTTTGTTGGATTTCGCGTCTGGCCAACTCATAAGAAGCTCCGGAAAAAGAGTGCTCTTAAGATGAAACGTAGGTTGCGATATCTGCAACGTTCGTATGCCAGAGGAGAGATAGGCATGCAGGAAGTAAACAACAGCGTCCAATCTTACCTTGGCATCCTGAAGCATTGCAATAGCCATAATCTTAAGACTAAGTTATTACGGTCCCTCACATTTGTTAGGGATAATTTGAATTAGAGAGGAGGATTAGAATGCCCAACCTGGCAATAGCATTATATTCATCATGGGATGATGTGAACGCTGTGGCCGACGAGACAAGAAGCCTTGATGATACCACTATTTGGGATGACACATTAGATGGAAATCAGTCCATTGACTACTTACTGAATGCCGCTCATGCAACAGCTTATTATGAAGGCGGAGGAATATACGAGTCTCAACCGGTTGATCTCTCTCCTTGCGGAGAAGTTCAGTCGGCAAAGCTGACACGGACTGAAAATGGAGGCACAGGCACAAGCCTTGTCATTGAAACGGCATTATCACCTGATGGCGGTACAACTTGGGGGGCTTGGCAGGCGGTAAATGTTCTCGATTCAAATATCCCTGGGATATCCGCAGGCATGGATCTTACCGGGTATAAATTGAAATATCGCGCAAGGCTTAATACCACTAATCTAGCTGCTACACCTACCGTTAGCGAGATCAAAATAACGGTCACGAGTCGGAAAATGTTCAGAGTCTTCTCCAGTGGTACAATAAAGGCAAAGGCGGACATTGTCCCGACTGCCAGTGAGCAACTGTAATCCCCGCTCCTAACGGGGTTTAATTTATGCCCGTAAAGGAGGCGATGGATCCCAGGATGGAAAACACAAAAAGAATAGCCGTAACGGTCGGAGCGATATTGTCTTGGCTTGTTGGTGGACTGGATTATTTATTTCAGACTCTCGTGATTTTTATCGTAATCGATTATGCAAGCGGGGTAGCAGCTGCATGGATTGGGGGAGAACTTAGCAGTTCTCGAGGCCTGCGAGGAATTGCTAAGAAAACATTTATCATAACCCTGGTTGTTGTGGCGGATAAGATCGACTTCATGCTCGGCGGCTCAGACTTCTGGCGTAATGCAGTGCTCTGGGCGCTCATCGTCAACGAGACATTCAGTATTTTAGAAAACGGAGGGCGCATGGGCGTTAAAATACCTAAGGTGTTCTATAAGGCTCTTGCAGTCCTTCAGGATAAAAATTCTGCCGAATAGGAGGGGGAAGATTATGCCAAGAGGAGTAATTAACTATGGCCACGGACCGAAGAACGATGGAACCTATGATCCCGGAGCTGTCGGACCGGATGGATATCAAGAGGCCGCAGAGACTTGCATTATTGGAACAAAGATAGCCCAGAAATTACAAAATAATGGATGGGACATACTTGCTATTCAGGATGGCGATCTTAAAGATATCACGGATCAAGCAAACTCATTTAAGCCGGATGCTTTTCTTTCGATCCACGCCAATTCTGCCGCTCCTGAAGCTCACGGGATTGAAACATACGCCTTAGCGCCAGGCGGAGTGGGCGAAAAGATTGCCCGGGAAATTCAAAAGGAACTTGTTTTGGCGACGGGGCTTACGGATCGGGGAGTAAAATTCGCGAACTATTGGGTGCTTGGTAAGACTATAGGCTATCCGGCAGTATTGACCGAGATAGCCTTTATTTCAAACCCAGTTGAAGAGGCATTAATGCATAAAGACTCATGGAATGAAACGGTAGCAGAAGCGATTTGTAAAGGTTTTTCCAGAGCCTTGGGTGTAGCGTATGGCGAAACAAAGAAGGATGGGGTTGGCAAAGTGTTAGATGTTGCAGTTTTACTTTATACCAAAGAGGATTACTGGTCCGGCGCAGATGTTGCAGTCAAGAATGGTGATTGTGCTATATTTATTCGTCCTGACGATCATTCGGTGCCTAAGGAAGCGATGAGCGCCCAAAAGCTGATTGTTGTTGGCGGACCTACTACGGGACATCCAAATGAAATATTGTTATCCGGGAAAACAAAGTATGATACTGCCCAAGCGGTCGGTAAGTATTTGGGCTAGGAATTCGCAAGCGCTTGCCAATTTGTAAATTTTGGGGTTATGTCATGTCGTGAGACACACCTCTAACCTCTCTTGAGGATCAGATTTAATCTGGTCCTCTTTTAATGTGCAAAAGAGAGGATGAGACACGTGAATGAGCTGATTCCTATTGAGTATAAAGGCCAAAGGATTTTAATAACTGAGCAGTTGGCGGAAGTTTATGAGACCGAACCAAGAAGGATAACCGAAAACTTTCAAAGAAATCAGGCGCATTTCACAATAGGAAGGCACTATCATCTTGTTCAAGGTGAAGAATTGAAAGCATTTTTGCAATACGCTGAAAGCGTTGTACAAAATCCGAGCAAAGTAAGGAGTTTGTATCTTTGGACCGAACGAGGAGCAAATCGTCATTGCAAGATCCTCGACACCGACAGAGCATGGGAACAATTTGATCTGCTTGAAGAAACCTATTTTAAGTCGAGAGAATTTGTACCCCAATTTAATGTTCCCCAAACATTTGGTCAGGCACTTAGACTTGCGGCGGATTTATGGGACCAAAATCAACTTATGCGGCCAAAAGCAGAATACTTCGATGCTCTTGTCGACAAAAATCTGCTTACGAATTTCCGAGATACTGCTAAAGAATTGAAAATCAAGGAACATATTTTTATCAACTGGCTTTTAGGTAAGGGTTATGTATATAGGGATACCAAAGGCCATCTGAAGCCCTATGCCGATTATGTACCTGCATTATTCGAAATTAAAGAAAAGCAAAGGGATAAATGGGCCGGAACCCAAACCTTTATCACCCCGAGAGGAAGAGAAACTTTCAGGTTATTACTAAAAAAATAATTTCAAAGCAAAAATGCAAACTTTCCTGTCCCGGCAGGCAGGATAAATAAAACGAGCAGGTCAGAAATGGCCTGCTTTCTCATTCGCCAAAATTATTGAGGAGGGAAAACCATGTTTTCGAATACTAATCTAATCATGTTTCTAATAGCCATTTTAGCCTTGGTTGGTGTTGCCGGTGTAAGCTGGGGTATTGGATATGTAACATCCAAGGGAAAAAACCCTCAGTCAATTTTAAACACTGCCGACACTGTTATTGATGGAGTAAAAACAGCCAACGACGCATTTGGAAAGCTGATAATTCCGGCTCCCGCCGAATCATTTATTGATAAGATCCTTAAAACCGCTCAGGCCGGTGTTCACGCAGCACAACAATTATGTGATAGTGGCCAATTAACAGAGGACCAGCGTAAGCAACAAGCCTTTGATAACAAGCCTTTGATATTGCTATGAATTTATTGAAACTTGAAGGATTCACACCAACTCCGGAGCTGGAGGATGCTGTTAAGGGCGCGATCGAAGCTGGTAAATTCGCTGTTAATAATGCATATTGGAATACGACACCCAAGCAAGAAGAACAGGTAGCTGCAGTAGCTTCCGCAGTTCCTCCTGACCAGGCTGTCCAGGTTGCCGTAACTAATGCAGTCACCCAGGCAGTTATACCTATTGCTCAACAAGCGGCCAGTGATGCCGTTAATCAAGCAATAACCCAAGTCGCTCAGGCGGCGCAAGGGGCTCTATCTCCGCAACCCGTTCAACCAGCTCAGATGGATCAGCAAGCACAGGCTCCAACTCAATAGACTGCATAAACCGCATAATAAAAGCGACAATGCCGGTTGCCGCATTAACAAGAAATCCCTCTCTCGCTTTTATTGCGGGGGAGGGATTTTTTTGCGTTTAATTGCGTTTTGTTTTACCGAGTTCCAGTTCGTGGACCCGAGCCGTTAATGATTGATTCTTCTCCTGGAGGGCATCTAATTTGGCGGTATATTCATCCTTCAATTTGGTCGTGGCTTCAAGTACGCGATTATTGGCTTCCATACTAGCCGCATGGATCTGCAGATCGGCCATCTTCTGGACGGAAGCTAATTCGTTAGCATGGCTCTTTTCCAGGGATACAATGGACTGCTCTTTAATTTCGATTGCATGATGGTGTTGAATGGCCTCGGAGCGGAGCTTCTCAATTTGACGCTGAGATTCTTCATGGAGATAGCGGAGTCTCTGGACTTCGGCCTCAAGCTCATCTACAGCCTTGATCCTATGTTCAAGGGATTCGTTCTGGCTAGTCAGAAGATCAATGGTAATTCGATTCGACTTGTTGACCGCTTCGAGCTCGTTGTTTCTTTCGGCCAGTTCTTTCATTTGCTCTTGGATTTCAGCTAGTTCCAACCGGGACTTATCGCGTTCTTCTTCAGCTTGAAGTCGGCCATTCTCTACCTGGTCGACAACGCTTTGATGTACTCTCTTCTCTTGCTCGAGTCCTTGAGTGTAGCTGTTTTTCAGGTCACGGAGCTTTTGCACCATGTTACTGAAAATCGACTCGGCGTGAGATAGGTGATAACGCAGCTGCTGCATGTCTTCGGTCTGCTCGATTTCACTTCCGGACAGCAAATTAGCCTTGAATTGAGTGACCATGGCCGAGAAGAGATCCTTTTGGCTTAACCCGGTGCGCTCCACTAATGCGGAAACGTCTGCCATGACCTCATCGTTGGTACGAACGGAGTATAGCGGTGGCTTATTTTTCGCTTCGTCAGACATAATTGATGCCTCCTTAAAATTAATGTATACATTTAATCCTTTATTCATGCTATGTTTACATTGGTTAACGTGTTTACATAATGTATACATGAATAATAGCATGGAAATTCAGTAACGTCAAGGAAGGAGTGGCATAAAAAATAGCCCCCCAGCTCGCAAGCTGAAGGCTTATAATAACGGCATATTTTAATCATTCTGCGATATTATGCTAATTGTATCTGTCTTATAATCTGATTTGGCGGTTACATTTTGCAGAATCAATCCTCCGAAAGCATTTTTTGCCCGATAGGACATTTTGATTATTAAATAATCTCCTCTGTCCCAATATTTTGTCTCGACATGCTCAAAGCTTTTGGGATCGTTTAAGTTTTTCTTTAGCAAATCTACCAAATATCTATTCGATCCATCCCAAGCACTAAACTGACTATCAACCCATTTCTTATAAGCGGCCTTAGCATCTGCAGCGGCCTTCTCTTCGGCCTCTTTCTTCTTTACTGCAGCTTCTTCTGTCGAAAGTCTTGCAAAATCAGTGCTGATGTCTGCTACTTCGGAATTAGATAGATTTTTATACTTCTCCTTTATTTTATCAAATTGATCTCTCTGTTGGGTATCAAATGAAGCATAAGACTTTTTCAATAATTCTTTATCTGAATCTGTAATTTTTAATGCGTCGGCTTTTTCTTTTGCTATTTGCTCCGGAGTTTTTGCAGGTTCTGAAACTGTAGATGATGCACTTGTCGTCGATGCGGAAGATCCGCTGCCTGTAAAGGTACCGACCACTTTACCAATAAGTAAGATATAGACTATTGTGGCCACAGCCATTTTCCATTTAGTCTTAGACCGAAATCCAAGAATCTTCCTCCACCAAGGTCTTTCAATGATCTGAACTGAAATATTCGTATTTGATTGTAATAATGGAACTAAGTCCTTTCCTTTTTCCAAAATAGTGATTGTGCAGCCATTAGAAACTCCCTTAAGGGCCAATACTGTTTTCTGGGCATAAAAATCTACAGATGCCTCCGAGAAATTTCCCCATTGATTGGTCTGTTGTAATACTGGTTGAACCTTGTCGAACTTATAGATGTTTACACCCTCTGCATGAAAAGCTCCATAATGAATTCCTGGTGAACCTAGCACTTTTGCAATAAACCACGTATTCATGCCTGCTGAAGTACAAAGGTTCATGATTGACTCTTTTGCTTTTTGGTCGTTATTTTTCTTCCTGCTCATTTAAAAAGTTCCTCCAATCAAAATAATTGTTTTAGCTTTCCATGTTATCTATCATTTTCCTGCTTTGTGACATTCTTAATGGTTTTTCGACTTTACAAGGCCAATAAGGGCGCTAATTTCAGAATCATCAAGAGGACTCCACCGAGCATAAGTGCATTTCCTGCCGCATGCAATTGCTGCTGATCATGGGGCTGATCCGGAACTGTTATCTTATCCTCGGGCAACGGTGCCTCTTTCTTATTAACATCCCTAATCAGTTCGTTATCGGTTAAGTGCCGTTTTACGGTATCCATGAACTTATCAAAGTTGTCATTATCTTTGAAGTGATCATTGATAATTGACTTTGGGATCTTAATCTCTTCAGTTGTATTCCCGACCTTGCGCTTATAGACAAAGGGATCATCTGTTACCGGCTGTTGCTTAGGCGTTTCCCCAGGCTTCATTTTGTCCTGAATCCTCTTCCGTAGTTTGTAAACAACCCAATTACCGATATTATTGCCAAGCATACCACTTTGAAAGTTCTTGGCTAGGATATAACCGTGATCTTCTGGTACTGCAATCACTTTTAGTTGCGCACCTAGCAATCTATCCCACTGGGCCATTGTGTACGCTCCGAGTTCTGGATGTGATTCCCACCATAAGAGTCCGCTTGGTTGAACGGGGTTATTTGTTTGGTAGGGGTAGAGGTAAACTACTTGAGAGGCTGCACTTGCTTGGAGAGGGTTAGCTAGGGCGAAGCCTGCAATGATCATCAGAATAGAGAGGGCAAGAGTACGCTTGATAGAGGACTTTTTGAGGACTAAGAACATATTATCGACCTCCTTCTAATAAACCTTTTGACTGCAGGAACATTTCCTCTGCATCCAGAACGGAAGCGACCAAGATGAAGTGAATGCCGGTTATTTTAGCTATATAGAAAATCATTTCATCCATGTCGATTTCCATCATTCAGCCTCCAATCTATCCCGCAATTCTTCTAATACATATATTAGTCTTTCGGCGGTTTCTAGATCTGGCTTCAAGAAAATGAGGGATATTCGTAAGGATTTGAGCAGAAATATGAGCTTCCAGTACCAAAGCAGAGCCCTAATCCTGTCCATATCTATTAGATTCTCGCCGCCAGTGAACTCGGAAATTAACTCCTTGAACCAGTGCTTTCTTCTGTACTCTTCAATGATCCGGGCAAAATTCTTCTTGATCTCAAGGAACAACCTCTCTTGTTCATCAATTATAGGAACGCTGTTAATTTTCACTCGCATATTCAATCCTCCTCGCTACTTCAAATACGCCATTGGATCAACTGTCTTACCACCAAAGCGGACCTCAAAATGTAGATGCGGGCCGGTGGAGTTTCCAGTATCTCCGGATAATGCGATTACATCTTTGGCAAAAACATTCTTGCCTTGTTTTGTTTTAAGTTCCGAGCAATGGGCATAAAGCGTTTGCCAACCGCCACCGTGGTCAATCATTACATAGTTTCCATAAATCCCGGATGGATCTACCCCGGTCTCTCGTACCCAACCGTCACGGGCTGCCATAACGGAAGTCCTTTCGGGCGTCGCTATATCGATCCCATGATGATCGGGAGGGCTAAAGCTTTGTGATATCACAACTTTCCCGGATATGGGCCATTCAAGATGTCCGCCAGTAAACATTTCGGCTAAGGATTTTGCTGGTAGTTTTGGATTTGAGCCAAAGTTTACAATAGAGGAATTTCCTATGTTGCCAGTTACTTCGTTTAATTTATTTCGTGCATCACCTACAGAATTGATGGCATTAGTTAGGCTTTGGACATCGTCTCGTACTTCGTTATAATGTACACCCATTCTGGCGACAGCAGGACCTGCGTGTTGCAGAGTTGATATAGATACCATAAGAATTAAGAAAACCTTCACCATTTGGGCTCGATGTTTATTACCCAAGGCAATAAGGGTGTAATATCCAAACATTCCACCGATGATTATTATGAAAATCTCAGTCAGCCAGGCCATGATCGTCACCTCCTAGTTTAAGGTGCCTTTAGTTGACCATGTTACATACTTGCCAATTAGAATTCCTAGATAAGTAAGGAGTATTAATACTGCTGCTATTCCCGATCCGGCCTTGAGGAACGGTATTCGATCATTACGATTTGTGGAATGGAATGTTTGCTCAACCAAGAACTCTCCAATGGTTAGGGCTAGAAGTAGTGTTACAATAAAACCTGGTTTACCTGGTCCAAAGACTTCAACTACGGCTGCGCCCATTGCACACACCTCTCTTTCAATTCATCAAGGGTTAATAATTCGTAAGGAATGCCGAGTGGATTTTCGTTGACTAATCGCTTAAGTATGGGTTTCTTGGGTCCGGTAGTAATTACTGTTAGCGTGGGTATTTTCTGATCTCGCAACTCTACCCACCAGTAGGGCCTAATTCCTTGAGCTTTCAACTCTATGATATTTTGGAAAAGAGATGTGTACTTGGGCATCTTATCGAATTCATTACCACTTTCGTGTCGGTGGAACTCTCCGAAGAATAAATGAGGTTTAACTGAAGAGCGTAGAGACACAAATGCATCAGGCCGGACAAATGGCTCGTATTCCTTTGGCTCGCCTTTAAATTTTAATTCTGCGCCAGTTCTTGTAGCCCAGTTCTCAAACCATACATATAGCCAGTTAACCCCTATTCGATGCTCTATTTGATCGGGGCGCTTCATGTCAGCAGGCCAGTAGAAGTAAGGTTCATATTTGGAAAATCTATCTCGTTTAATTCTAGGTGTTTTCTGCTTCTTCTTAATGCCATTTCCGGATAAGACTCGTAGACGACGATAACACATATCATCATTTTTTTGCATTTTAAAAACCGAAATACGAATTTGATCTGTCGTCAAGCAGTAACGGTCCTCCAGGAGCGCGAGTATTTTTTGGTCCCGGTAATAACCCTTTTTGTGGTTTAACATCGCTTGGCTCACTCCTTTTTACTACAAAACGCGGTTGTCCTAATTCGGCAAGAAGTTTATTAAGCTGAGGCTCTTCTTTTGGGCTTAATGGAAAATAGAATGTTTGCATTTCGACCTCGCAATCCCATTGAAATATTGCTCTGCCTTTGATATTGGGTAGATAAGAGGCCGAAGGGTTGTCGAGTATTATTTGTGAGTCAGTAGAAGTTGATGCCCTGAAAGATACTTTACCGTCAAAGTTAGCCTTTAGATCACCGAATTTTACTTTTTCAAATATAGTGCTGCTGGGTCTCTGGGTAGATCCGATTACAATTACCCCAAATCCAGCACCTACAGCAAGGATGGTTTTAAGCATTTCTTGACTTGCAGTATCTTGAAGCCTATGAAGTTCGTCTATAACCAAGACGATAAACGGCAACTCATAACCTTTGTAAATATAGTCCTGAATTTTTCTAACGCGAGCCTTAGCGAATAAACCTTCTCTCCTTTTAATTTCTTCGGTAATCTTTAAGAGCATAAATACGGCTCCCTTAATATCCGTTACCCTCCAAGCCCATTCATCAAACTCCGGAAATTCAATTCTTTTTAAGTCAACGATGCAGATATAGGATTTTTGCTTATTCTTTGAGCTGGCCAAAAGAAGGCTATAAACAATGCAATGAATTAGGTTTGATTTACCGTAACGAGTTTCACCTGCAAAGAACCAGTGAGTATCAGCTATATCCTTGATAATTGGACCCCTAGAGCTGATGCCGAAAGGTACAGGCAGATAATGATCTTGGTACTCATTGGGATCGAATTGATAATGGTACATCGTCTTAAGCTGCAGATTGGAAAGCCATACTTTGATTGCCTTTCCCTCTCGCTCGATGAGACAAGAACCCATTACCGCATCCGCAAATCTCTGTTGTTCCTTGAGAAAATCCGTATACCTAATTCCCGGCGGAATGTGAATAATAAAAAACCAACCTTCGTTTCTCTCGGTTTCTAATGGTTCATTTCCAAAGAATTTTTTAATAAACTCGGTAGATTGACGAAGTTTTTCGCGCTTACTTAATTTTTGTTCTAGATATGGCATTCCATTTATGGTAAGTAGTTTCTTCTCGATAATCATAGGAACCATGTCCTCGTGTCGCCAGATAATCTTTATTGAGTCCTCGAATGCAGCCGGAATTGAGTTTTTTGGTAAATGATTTACGGCATAGAGGATTTGTTCTCGCGTCTCAGAGATAACCTTGCCGAGTCCCAGGTCCAAGTTATTCACCGCCTTCAGGATGGTCAACTAACTGGTCAACTGACTAGTCAAACAACTGGTCAAATAGATTTGACCAAAACAAGCTCTCAAACATGCATAAATACTACTAAAAATAATCAGAAGAAGAGGGTTAAAGGAGAAACAAGGGAACCGCTGTTACGACTGAGACCGATTGCTAACATCGGTAGCGAGAATCTGCTGAAAAATCGCTCGAAGCTGTTCGGCATTTCCCTGCGCCGAATCAGGGGGAGGGGTTGCTCCAGGATTAATGTTGAAATAACTCCTTAGGGCCATCCTGATGACCACGCCCCGTTCGCCTTCAGGGATCGCATCCAGTTTTTTAGCTATGCCGGGGTCGTCCCAAAATGTTCTCCTTCTTCGTACAATTGGACAGAGTTCTGAATTTCTCTGCATAATATTCATAACTTCACCTCCACAAAGTTTTGTCCATGGCGCGTAGTACACTGTATGATACTAGGTGTTTTTAGGGCGCTTGGTGTGTTACTGTGTGGTATAGAATATTAGTGAAGACTAATATTTATGACTAAAAAAGAGCAAAAAAAATTTTGGCCAGAACTAATATTTTCTTAATTAGTCTGGCCAAACATGTTCCACTGAGAACCCCAAGGCTTTAGCTATTTTCTTAGCAGTCTCTACATTACAGGTCTTTTTGTTGTTCTCGATCAAACTCAACTCACTTTGGGCTATCCCGCTCATCTCTGAAAGTTCTTTTTGGGTAACCTTTTGTTTCTTACGTATTTGCTTTATTCGATTCGCTCCCATCACATCACCAAAAGAATTCTTCCACATCTTTCCTTTGAATTCCTTCTGGATAAAAACATGGTCCTTTTGTCTTAAAATATGGGTATATACTAATAAAACTTAACAACTCTCTCGACATCGTTTTGTGGATTTCGACCTATCGAAAATGGTAAACTTGCTTCAATTAGCGAAGTAAATAGCGGCTCGGGACTAAAGTCCTATTTGGTAAAGGGAGGATAAAGCAAATGGGTGAGTCTAACACAGAAGAAAACCTTTATGAGATAGCTCTTGAAAATTCTAAGGAATATACCGAATACCAAGAACATCTAAATAAGGCAATCAAACTCGGACAAAGAATAATGGACTTTCTTGGTCCGGAGGGTAAAAAGCTATTTTTAGAATACGAGGCATCAACTTGCTTGGCTAAAAGAATAAAGATAGAAGTAGCTTATAATCTTGGGCTTGAGCATGGAAGTATGCCCAACAAAATGCCCAACAGTTTATCATAATTCATTTGTAGGATATGTATATGTATGTGTATGTTTATCTAAACGCAATAAATAAGGGCCGTAGTGACAATGAAGGAAATCCCGACACACTGGCAACTCTTATGCTATATTGCGTAACGCAAGAAATTACCTTGGGGTGGTAG